CGGTACCGGATACAGCCACAGGATTAAGTAAGGCCCTGTACCAAATAGTAAGCGCCGGGTACGATAGCGCCCAGGCTTTAGATATACTAACGGTATCAGCCCACGGAGCTGTAGCAGGCGTAACTGATACCTTTACCACGGCCGACGCGTTAACTGGAATTATGAACGCCTACGGCGCCAGCGCGGGTAACACGGCCGACATAATGGATAGGCTTTTTACCATTGTTCGCCTGGGTAAAACCAGTATGAGAGAAATAGCGCCGGCCATTACGAACGTAACCGGTATAGCGGCGCAGGCTGGCCTGGCCTTCGACGACCTGGCAGCGGCCTACGCGCTGGGAACCAAAACCCTGAAAACCGATATTTTTACTTCAGCTATGCGCGGTATGTTAACCAGCGTAATTAAGCCGGCGAAGGAAGCGACAGAACAGGCCGAAAAGCTAGGAATTCAGTTTGACGTAGCAGCCATAAAAACTAAGGGCCTGGGCGGTTTTATGGCCGACCTGATGAAGAAAACCGGCGGTAACATAGATACGATAGCTAAACTTTTCCCGAACGTAGAAGGGCTGGCTGGCGTACTTTCTATAGCAGGCGAAAACGGCGAAAAGTTCGCGGAAGCCCTGGCGAATATCAAAGCGGGCACCGGTAGCGCGGAAGTGGCATATAAAAAAATGATGGAAAGCTTTACCAACCAGCGGAAGGTACTAGCCAATAACGTAAACGCTGAACTTAAGCCCCTGGGCGACGCGCTGCTAGGCCAGGCCAGTAAGTTACTGGTAAGCCTAAATAAAGCCTTCGACGACGGCACCGTAACCAAAATAGTTAAGAGCCTGGGCGCCCTGGCGACGGTTATAAAAATACTGGGTATAGCCTGGGCGACTTCGAAGGCGGCCGCTATTCTTTTTAACGGTATTATGAACGCTGGTATAATTATAGCTAAGATTAAGGAAGCGGTTACCTGGCGTATAATGTTAGCGGAAGAAGCCCTTAGTAACACCACTAAAAAGCTAACAGCTTCCATGGTAACTATGACAGCCGCGCAGAAGGCCGCGAACGTCGCTATGAAGGCTAACGTAGTCGGCGCAGCGATAGGCGTAGTAGTGGCCCTGGGTATGGCTATAGCAGCCCTTACCAAAAGGCATAAGGAATACATAAATACGAATGAAGTACTGAAGGAAACCCAGCGCGAAGCGAACCAGGAAATAGGTAACGAAATTTCAAAACTGGATATACTTTTTGAACGCCTGCGGAACGCGAAGACCAGCCAGGAAGACCGGAAGAAAACCATAGACGAAATAAACAGCAGCTACGGCGAATTCTTACCGAACCTGTTAACCGAAACGAATTACATACAGGCCAGCGCAGAAGCCTACGCGGTTATAAACAAAAGGGTAAGGGAACGTATAGAACTGATGGCCCGCGAACGCGTAGCCGCTAAGCTTTACGAACAGATAACCACTAAGCAAATGGAACTGGAAGACCAGCAGTCCAGGCTTAAAAAAGTGGGGCTGGTAACCGACGCCTTCGCCCCGAAGGAAAACCGTAATTTACCCGCCGAAATAGCTAAAACTGACGCGGAACTGGGCCAGTTAAACGCGGCGTATGAAAAAATACTGGCTTCCATAACCGAAATACAAATAAAATCTAGCGCTGACAACATTACACCGGATAAACCCAAAGCCGAAGTAGACCTGGATAAAGCCCTGGAACTGGGTAAGAAAAAAATAGAAGTTGAAAAGGTACTGGAACAAATTAGCGCGGAACAGGAAAGAGCCAGTAAGATAAAACTAGAGCGCGATTTATTCGACATTGAAGTAGAAGCCCAGGAAAAACTAATAGCCCTACTGAAGAAGTACGGTAAAGACGCCAGCCTGGAAGAAGTTACCCTGGAAAAAACGAAGGCAGACAGGCAGCTAGCCCAGGAACAGCAGATAGTAGAAAGCGAAAAGGTTATAACCGATACCGCTAATAAAGAAAAGCGCGCTAGCTGGGATACCCTGTTAAAAGACGAACTTACACTAGCTGAAGAAGCGCAGAAGAAGCGGGTAAAAATGGCCCAGGCGGCCCAGGACGGCCAGCTGGAACAACAGCGCCAGGCCCTTCTTAAGAGTTATAGCACCGGTGAAATTGACTATTTCGAATACGTTAGCAGGCTGGAAAATATACAGATTGACTGGTACGAAAAGCAGCAAAAAAACGCCAGCCAGTACCAGCGGTACCTTCAGGGTATGAATATTACCCAGCTGGTTAACCACAGGCAGGTATTAAAAAAAGAAATTGAAGACGCTAAGACCCAAAAGGCGAAACTAGAAGCGACAGAACGGCTACACCTGGCGAACATACAAACCATTTTAGTAGGGGCCCAGGTAATAGCCAACAGTATAAAGGCAACGATGGATAGTTTAGGCGTAGATAGCCCCGCTATAGATAGCCTTTTTTCGCAGTTTAGCGAAATGACAGGGGCCGCCGGTAAGGTTTTAAGCGGTGATATACTGGGCGGTTTGGCCGACGCTGGAACCAGCCAGGTAAAAAAATGGTCTACTATGGTAAGCCAGCTATCTAGTTTATTCGATAAATACCAAATGGGCCTACTTCGGTTAAGTGTAGCTTCTTCGAAGGCGCAGAATGAAATAGCGCTAGGTTACGCTGAACAGTCTGCTAGTACGGCGCTGTTAATGGAACTGGAATTAGAAAAAATGAAGCTTTACCAGGCTGAATACGACAAACTAGCCGAAAAGCGGAATACCGAAAGACGCCAGGGTAAAAAAGACGACCTGGCCCAAAGTTACGCCGACGCGAAGGCCACGTACGACAGGCTAGCGGAAAGCCTGACGAAAACGACGGCCGAAAGCATAGCCGACGGTATTATACAGGGCTTCGCAGCCGGCAAAAACCCTTCAGAAGTTTTCGCCGATACCTTCGAAGGGCTAATGAAAAACGCGCTACTAGAAAGCTTTAAACAGAAGGTACTGCTGGCTGGTATAGACGACTTTTACAAGGCTTTTACGGAAGCTAGCGTAAGCGGTAATGAATTAACGCCTGATGAAATTACGGCCCTTCGCGCGCAGTATATGGCAGCCCTGCAAACAGCAGGCGACAACTTCGCCCAGCTGGAAAAAATAAGCGGGCTAAGCCTGGCAGCAGCTGACGCTACCGGTAGTAACGGCCAGGGCCTGGCCGGTGCCATTAAAGGCATAACCGAAGATACCGCTAACCTTATGGCCGGCCAGCTGGGTAATATGCGGATAAACATTCAGAACCAGCTGGAAGTAAATAAAGACAGCCTGGTAGTACTTAAGCAGATAGCTAGCAATACGGCCTATTTAAAGCTGCTGGTAGAGATTAACCAGCGCCTGGGAACGAACGAAACAGCAAACCAACTTCGCGCAAATGGGAACGTATAGTATAGACGGTACCGAACTTCGAACCTACGGCGTAGGCGTAGAACGTTCAGAAGGGGCCCTGGATTTTTGCACGCGTAAAGACCTGGGCGCCTTCGGCTGGTTTGATGAAGACGGCCAGCAGGCGTACGTAAGTAGCGACCTTATTAAATTTCAGGCCAGGGATATTACCCTATTTTGCCATTTCAGGGCTGACCAGGCAGATTTTAAGGCCGACTGGAACGCCTTTATAGACCTTTTAGCGGCGCCTGGAATGCGTAGCCTGGTAACGCCTTACAGTACGAAAGCTTACAGCGTTTACCTGAATACAGCGATTAACGTAGCTATGTTAACAGGGCGCCTGGCAGAAAAGCGCGTTATACGTTTCCAGCTTCATTTTACGGAACCGGTAACCGACGACATACCAGGAACGCCGCCGGCCCTTCCTGACCCGATACCGGCCCTGGCTGCCGGCCGTTACGGCCTGGATGGTTACGACCTGCGCGGCCTGCTAGGAATGACAGTTACCAGTATAGATAACCTGTATGGAAAGCCCGCCGTAAAGCAATACCCTAAGTTCAGCGATATATGGGCCAACGGTGAAAGGGTTTTTACGGAAGTGGAAAACAGGCACTATGAAGCCCGCGACATAGTGGTAAGGGGCCATATGGTAGCGAATACCCAGGAAGCTTTAGTAACTAACCTGGGCGTTTTAAAGTATATAATTTTTCAGGCTAATACCCGAACGCTAACGGTACCAGGCGACGGTAATTATACTGTTTATTGTAAAGACGGCGGCCGCGTTGAAATGGTAACGAAACCGACGGCCCCGAAGGCGGTAGCAATGTTTAACCTTAATTTGCGTATAGTATGACAATTTCAATCTACAGGGCCGCTGTAAAAGTGGTAGATATTGTACCTGAAGGCGGTAGTAGTTTTATACAGCGCCTTTTCGCTGAAGACCTGGTAAGGATAAGCTTTAGTAGCGATACCCTGGTAGACCTGGCAATAGGCGACGAAATAACCTACAGAAGCCGGGTATTTTATTTAAACCAGCTGCCGAAAATAAAGAAGCTGGCTACGAACCTATTTACCTACCAGGTAACCTTCGAAAGCTACGTTTACGACCTTACAAAAGTGGTAGTTTTGGATAGTAACGAAGCTACCAGCGACATAACGCTAATGGGCGACGCCGGTTTTTTCCTGGGCTTCCTGGTAGACAATTTAAAGCGGGTAAACAGCGCCTGGGCTGAAGGAACAGCGCCTAGTACTTCTTCGAAGCTGTTAACGTTTAGTAACGCTAACTGTATGGAAGCGCTGCGCTACGTAGCCGACGAATTCGGGCTAGAATATGAGTTTAATGGTTATACTATAAACCTGGTAGTAGCCGGCGGCGCGGATAGTGGCTTAAGCCTGGAATACAAGGCCGGGCTGCGCGACCTGGAACGCGACATAGTAGGAAGCGAAAATATGGCTACCGTACTATATGGCTTCGGTTCCACGCGAAACATACCCAGCGACTATAAAGGCGGTTTGCCCAGGCTAGTTTTCCAGGGTAAAACTGCCATATTCGGGGCCGCTGTTAAGAATATGGATTTATACGGCCGGCTGGAAAAAACGATAATTTTTGAAGACATTTACCCGCGCTTCGTAGGTAGTGTAACCTGGGTAGACAATACAAACCCGGCTATACTTCAGTCTTCGGCTATTGACTTCGATTTAAACGCCTATCTTATGGCCGGGGTAACCGCTAAAATAGTTTTTAACACCGGGGCCCTGGCCGGCTATGAATTCGAAATACTATACTACGTTCACGCCAGCAAGCGTATAGAGTTAAAGTTATTACAGGAACAGGACAGGAATTTACCGGACGTAGACAGCCGGCCGGCAATAGGCGACGACTTCGTACTGTTAGATATTAAGATGCCAGGCATAGAAGGAACTACTAACTATATAGCCCTGGCTGAAGCAGAACTGGAAGACGCTACGGAAGCGGCGCTAGAAAACTACTGTTACCCGCGGGTAAAATATACCGTAAACCCCGACTGGCCGTATTTTAAGACGAACGCGGTAAACCTACTGGTAGGGCAAAAGGTTACCCTGGTAGATACTGACCTGGGCGTAAATAACCTTCTGCGAATTGTTAACCTGGAACAGAGCCTAGTAAATAACTGGGAATACCGGCTAGAAGTAAGCGAATACCTACAGCAGCAGGTAACCAGGCAGCTAGTAACCGACGTAAAGCGCCTACAGATTATAGTAGGGGCCGGCGGTTTGAAGACCGGCCACGTAGGCGGCGGCGCCCCCGGCCAGGCCAGGGTAAGCGACGAAAACGTAGATATACAGCGGATAGGTACCGCGGCCCTGTATACGGAACGCGACTATAAAAACGTCTTCGGTTCCGCTGGGTATGTTTCAGGCGGCGCTATTACTGACGCCGGCAGCCAAACATTTAACGTAGCGACCGGGGCCGGGTTTATTCGGGATACCAACAGCAGCGGCGCTGGGCTGTTTTCGTTCGAATGGGCCGCGGTAACCGGCCAGGCTATAACCGACGGCCAAATAAAGTACGTCTTCATAGACTATAACGCCGGTAGCCCGCAGGTACTGGTTAAGACCAGTTTTACGAATAACCGCCATACCGAATTTTATCTAGGTTCAGTAGTGCGCGAAGGCACCGCCTTACATATTCTGAATAACCCCGACCTGGTAACCGAAGGCGTAAGCCTAGTAAACGAACGGCTGCGCCATAATGGGTTTGAACGCGTAGAAGGGCTGTTAATAGGAGATAAAGCCGGCCGGTACATAACCGTAACCGCTGGCGAATTATACAATAAGCTAAACGAATTTACGACGCCGGCTATAGATACTTCGGGTACTGACCGGTTTACTACCTACCTGGGCGCAGTACTTCAGGCAGCGGCGCAGGCTACCTGGGATAACCAAAACTACAATAACGCCGGCACCCTTACCGCGTTAATAGTAAACAGGTACGGCGTTTTATGGTTTTATATGGAAGCCGACGGCGGCCTGGTAATGGTTTACGGAACTTCGAACGCTACCAGCGTAACCCAGGCCCAAACCGAAGCGGCCCCTACTACTTTACCCGCCAGGATAACCAGCCACGGTTTTCTAATAGGCCGCCTGGTCTTCCAAAAAGGCGCCAGTACTGCCAGCCAGGTAGAAACTGTTTACGGAAACAAGTTTACAGCTTCGCTAGGTACTAATCATTCTGACTTAGCTAACCTGGCAGTAGGCGACGATCATAGCCAGTACGCCTACCTGGCAGGCCGGGCCGGCGGCCAGGTCTTTAAAGGCGGTACCGCAGCTACCGATAAACTGGTACTTCAGGCCACGGCTGAAACCCAGGCTAGCGGAAGCGGCGTACAGGTACTGGGCGCAGCGGCCGGGGCGACCCAGCAGCTGTTTATAGACTACCTGGGTAACGTCGTAATAGGCACCGGAACACCTACCAGCGCGGTACATATTAACCGCGGCGCAGGGGCCCTGGCTAACGGCCTGGCCTTCGGTACCGGCGTCTATGGAATATACCCGCAGGCGACAAATGAACTACGCGTATACGCGAACAGCGCCGACGTTATAGCCTTCAGGAATGTTACCGTAAATGAAGTGGAAGTTTACGGCCAGCTGAAGGTAGGAAGCATACCGGCCGGCGGTAGTGACTTCGATAAGTTCATAGTATCTGACGCGGGCCTGTTAAAGTACAGAACCGGGGCCCAGGTACTGGCAGACATAGCAGCGGAACCGGCGCTAGGGAACCCGGCAAGCGACGGCCACGTATTGAGTAGTACGGCCGCTGGCGTACGTAGCTGGATAGCGGCCAGCGCTGGTACTTCGGCCTTATTGAGTGCAACCCATACCGATACGCTAGCAGCCAGCCCGGTAGCCGGCGACCTGATTTACGCGAACACTACGCCGGCCTGGGCCCGCCTGGCGAAGGGAACCGACGGCCATTTTTTGAAACTGGTAACAGGGTTTCCTGTTTGGTCACCAGCTGTAGCAGTTAGCCATAACCTTTTAAGTAGCACACACGGCGACGTTAGCGGTAGCGCGTGCGTAGCCGGTGACCTTATAGCCGGGAACGGTAGCGCCAACTGGCAGCGAATAGCAGCGGGTACCAATGGGCATATTTTAACGATGGTAGCCGGTTTACCAGCCTGGGCCACGCCGGCAGCGCCAGCGGGCCACGCGTTACTAGGAAGCAGTCATAACGACGTAAGCGCTTCAGCGCCTAGCGCCGGGGCTTTAATCTACGGTAACGCTACGCCAGCCTGGGCGAAGTTAGCCGCCGGTACCGACGGTTATTACCTAAAAATGGTATCAGGTTACCCGGCCTGGGCGTCTTTACCTTCGGCAGGCCATAACCTTTTAAGTAGCACCCATAGCGACGTTAGCGGCAGCGCTTGCGTAGCAGGTAGTATAATAGCCGCGAACGCCGCTAATTTATGGGAACGGTTAGCTATAGGAAGTACCGGGCACGTTTTAACAGTCGTAGCCGGTTTAGTAGCCTGGGCGGCGCCAGCTAGTCATAATTTACTAAGCGCTAGCCACGGCGACACCCTGGCCGGTACGGTAGTAGCTGGCGACCTTATTTACGGTAATTCTACGCCGAAATGGGCCAGGCTTGCAAAAGGTACCGACGGCCATTATTTAAAGCTAGTAAGCGGTTTCCCTGTTTGGTCACCGGCTATAGCAGTAGCCCATAACTTACTTAGTAGCACCCATAGCGACGTAGCAGGCAGCGCTTGCGTAGCCGGTGATTTAATTTATGGAAATTCTACGCCGAAATGGGCCAGGCTAGCAAAAGGTACCAATGGGTATATTTTAACGATGGTAGCAGGTTACCCGGCCTGGGCGGCCGCGGCGTCTTCTAACCACAACCTTTTAAGCGCGACCCATAGCGATACCCTGGCCGGTACCGTAGTGGCAGGCGACCTGATAATAGGGAACGCTACGCCGAAATGGGCCAGGTTAGCAAAGGGTACCGACGGCCAAATACTGACAATGGTAAGCGGTTACCCGGCCTGGGCGGCAGCGCCTAGCGGCGGCGGTAGCCCGGCTGGAAGCAGTACCGAAATACAATACAGGGGCGGCGCTAGTACCTTCGCTGGGAATAGTGGTTTTGTGTATAATACCTACAGTAGTAACCCTGGCCCCCATATTTTAGACGGTAATTACCTGGGTATGGGAACAGGTACCGGGTATAGCCCCGATTGTATAATGTATTACGATGGTGCTAATAATTACATATACTTAGGGGCTTTAAGTAGTTCCTACACATTTTTAAAAATGTACCAAACGGCGCAGATAGAATTTTTTGTAGAAGGAACCAGGCGGCTAACGATAGCAAATAACTACCTGGATGCAACCGGTTATATTTACGCGGCAGGCTATCTAAAAACAGCTTCCTACGTCGAAATAGCGGAACAAACGGCGCCGGGAACGCCAGGCAGCGGGTACGGAAGGCTGTATTTTAAAACCGACGGTAACCTGTATTACAAAAACGATGCTGGAAACGAACGACAGTTAAGTTATTCTACACCTTAAACTGTTGTTAAGTACATTTTAAACATTAAGATAAGCTGGCTACTTTTGAAGCGTAACCAACAAAAAAAACGAAATGAAATTAAACTTAAACGCGCAGATTTTAGACTGGAACGGCAGGCCGACTATCAAGCCGGCCAGTAATGGCGAACAGCAAGCCCCTTTAACCCTTTTTAACCTGATTATACCAGGTTTGTATACAGCCGACCTACAGGGCGCCAGTAAGGAAAAAAAGGCTGAAATGGTAGCCATAGCTGACAAAATTAAAGGCAGTCAAACGGCCGGCGAAGTTGCCCTAACCGTAGACGAACTAAAGCTAATACAGGACGCTATAGAGCCTAGTTTATTACCATTTGCCAGCGTTCAATTTTGCAAGTTAATAAACGGCGAAGCGGCCGGACAGGAAGCGAAGCAGTTAACACGTAAATAAAAATACAATGGCGAAGCAGGCGTACATAATCGAAAAGGCCGACGAACTGGATTTACCTTTCCAGGAAGGCGATACTGGTAGTATAACCCTGGAAGTAGACGAACAAATAAGTATGACTGGTTTAAATGCCTTCTTCCAGGTACGCGACGACGACAAAAACGAAGAAGAAGACGAAAACCTGGTACTTACAAAAAATAGCCTGGTAACCGGTGAAATCGACATAGTAGGGAATAACGTAACAATGAACTTTGAAAAGATGGATACCAGGGGCTATTTTGGCGAACATTACACCTGGGAACTATCTGTAGACGGCGGCCCTGATGCCATAGACGTAACGGTAGGCCGCGGTAAGTTTATTCTGCTGAAGGAAAACGCTAAAAAATTGTAAGGATGCCTGACCCTATTAAATTAAAAATAACGGCAATACTGCCAAAGCGGCTAAAAATAACCGCTGTAGGGGCCATACAGGTACAGGTAATAGAAAGCCTGGAACCGGTATTTTTAGCCTGGTTAGCCGGGAACTTCGGTACAGGGGTAAGGCGAAGCGATACCCACGCCGGTAAGTTATGGGAAATGAGCGTAGAAGACGACTATATGTATTTATGTGTAGTAGCTGGCGCTGCCGGTTACGCGCAATGGCGAAAGATTTTAATGTTTACAACCTAATTTTAACGAAAATGAAAAAAGCGAAAATTTTACAACTAGAAGTTGTTAAAGCCCTGGCGAAATTTCAGGAAACCCAAAGACTAGCCCAGGAAGCCGAAGCGGAAGACCTGGCCCTGGTAGAAACGGTAGCTAAAAACATAGAGCGCGAAGCTGAAGTTAACGGTTTCTTCTGTGGTATAATCTTTACACCTGAAGACCTGGGCGAAATTGTTACCCTTATGGGAAACAGTAAACAAAACGTAAAAGTACCTTTTAGGCTATATTTTACAGATAGCGACCTGGTAAAAGAAACCGACGGCCAACCGGTAGATAAACCCGAAAAGCCGGCAGTAGAACAAAACACAAATTAATATTTTAAAAAAATGGCACAGTATGATCTTCACATTTCCCAAAACGTAGCGCCTTCAGGTGTAGAGTTTACCGAAAGGAAGGTAAACCTGGCAAAAGGGGCGTTACTATCTGCTGACGCTAGCAGCGTACCTACGATTTTGGCCGTGGGAACTGACGGCTATATGTTAGTAGCTGACGCGGCTAGCGCGACAGGTTTAAAATGGCAGGCTATAAGCGCCGGCCATACCCAGGGTACCGACATGGGTACTACGTCTACAGTTTTTGGTATTGATACCGACGGCTACGACATAGAACTAACGGCAGAAAGCGCCAGCAAGCTAGGCGTAAAAGTTAACGGCGGCGCTACCTATGCCGATATTCAGGCTAAAGATGCCACGTTTAACAAAGTATCTGTGAGTACTGCGCCTTCTGCTGGAACTGACCTAACGAATAAGACCTACGTAGACGGTTTGCTGTCTGCTAACGACGCTATGGTATTTAAGGGTACCGTAGGAACCAGCGGTACGTATGAAATTGCAGCTTTTAACGCGCTGGCTACCTATCAAGCAGGCTGGGCTTATAGCGTAAAAACAGCCGGCACTATTAAGGGCCAGGTTTGCGAAATAAGCGATTTACTGGTAGCTATAATAGACAGAAGCGGAAGCGGCAATTTAGATGCAGATTGGATTGTATTACAGACTAATAAAGACGGTATAGTAACCGGCCCAGCTTCGGCAACCGACGGATACCTGGCGTTATTCGATGGAATAACAGGTAAACTGATTAAAGCCGGTACCGGGGCCCCTGGTACTATGGCTTACGAAACGGCGACTAATTACGTACCTAAGTCATTATTTGACGCGTATAGTATGATTTACGCGGATACGGATAACACGCCGGCTATGTTATCCATAGGCGCCAGTACCTTCGTAGGGCGTAAAGCTACCGGCGGCGTATCCGCTATGAGTGCAGCGGAAGCTAAAGCAGTACTGGCCCTGGCCGCCGGTGATATTCCTGACCTTAGCGCTACTTACGTAACGAAGGCCCTGTACGACGCGAATACCATACTTTACGCGACTACCGATAATACACCGGCAGCCCTGACCGTCGGCGCTAGTACGATAGTAGGGCGTAAGGCTACTGGTAATATCGTAGCCCTTACACCTGCCGACATTATGAGCGTAATTTTAGTAGCAGCGCCGGCAGCTTATAATAGTACCGGGGTAGCTGGACAAATTGCCTGCGACGGTAATTACTGGTACCATTGCTACGCTACCAACAGCTGGCGCCGTACGCCGCTGGCTACAAACTGGACTTAAAAACTCTTTTATTACAGGCGCCCTGAAACCGGGGCGCCTTTAACATTTCAGACTTATGGCTTTAAACGACATAAAAGTACACCGGGAAAACGCCGGCGCTTCCTTCGACGAAGTGGTAGCAAATGCCACGGCTGCCGAAATTAATACCGGAACGGAAGCGGGTAAGTTCGCGACACCCGCGGCGATTAGTGGAAGTAATATAATGGCGACAGGTAAAACCGGGCAAATATCCGGGCTAACCGATAAGGCCACGCCGGTAGACGCCGACGTAACTATAATAGAAGATAGCGCGGCCAGTAACGCGAAGAAAAAACTTACCTGGGCGAACCTAAAGGCTACCTTAAAAAGCTACTTCGATACCCTTTATATGACTTTCGCGGGCGGTACTTTAACCGGTAATATAACGCTTGGAGAAAATACCAGTATAGATTTAGATTCGGCACTAAGCGCCGACGGTAAGTACTGCGGTATCTGTAGAACCGGAACAGCTGGGGCGGCCCTGGCCTTCGGCGACCTTTGTTACCTAGACCCTACAGATAGCAGGTGGGAAAAAACAAACCCGAACGCGGCGGCCGGAAACGACGGCGATACCAGGGGTTTGCTGGGTATGTGTGTTTTAGCAGCGGCCGCTAATGGTAGCGCTACGAAAATGTTATTAATAGGCACTATTCGCGCGGACGCTAAATTTACGACTATGACAATAGGCGCCCCTTATTATGCTTCTGAAACTGCCGGGCTAATAGTGGTAGCACAGCCGACAACAGCCAGCGCGGTTATAAGGATACTGGGCCAGGCAATAACAGCCGACGAAATTTATTTTAACCCTTCGCCTGACTGGATGGCGCATACTTAAAAATATGGGATTAAATACAGCTATAGACCTGACCAGGATAGGCCAGCAGGTAAAAGAAAATTACCAAATAGTAGAAAACACCTTTTCTAAAACGGTATTAAGCGACGCCAGGAATTTACTTACCGTAGAAGTAGGCGACGCTAAACAGGCAGATTTTTACCCGCAGGTTAAGCTGCAACGGTGGGATAACGAAGTAAATTTTTCAGCCAGGCTAATAGATGAAAATTTAGGGGTACCAATAGTAGGAACCTTAAACGATGCCATTACCTGGAAAACAGATAAAAGGGAAATAAGATTTTACGAACTTCCAGCCAGCGAAATTTTACCCGAAGGCGGTTACGAATTCGAAGTAATATTAAACGAAGCCCCGGCCAGTAATGTAGTGGCCTTTACCTTACAAACTAAAGGGCTGGAATTTCTATACCAGGGGCCATTAAGTAAATCAGATGTTTTAAAGGGCCATAACAGGCCCGAAGGCGTAGTAGGTAGTTACGCTGTTTATTATAAAGATTGCCCCGAAAACATAGCGGGCGGTAAGTTGTATAAAAATGGTAAGGCTTTCCATATTTACCGGCCCAGGATTGAAGACGCTACCGGGGCATGGGTTTATGGCGTTTTAAATATTGATGAAGTAAAAGGGCTTTTAACGGTTACCATACCGGAAAGCTTTTTAAAAAAGGCCGTTTACCCGGTAAAACACGCGGCCGGGTTAACTTTGGGGTATAGTAGTATAGGGGCTAGTAGTACAATATTCGGCGGCCCTGGTATATTCGCACAAAAGGGAACTGCCGCGGCCGGCGGTGTAGTTAATAGTATTAGCGCCCATTATAGAAGCGCTTACGGTATGACGGTAGAAGTAAGAGCAGCAATTTATTTACTTTCCACGCTAGCCCCACTTTCCCCGCAGTCGGGCGCTATTAGTACTTCCAGTACTACCTATAGCTGGAAAGATTTTACTATAACTTCAGGGCCTACCATAACAGCTACTAATTATTACGTAGCGCTTATAGATAACGGTAATTTATACGAAATTAAAATGGATACCGGCGGCGTTAGTGGATCTGATACCTGGGATCAATCAGGGATAACATACCCTACCTGGCCTAACCCTTTGGTGCCGGAAGGATACGACACCTTAAGGTTAAGTTTGTATTGCACCTACACCCCTTCGGGCCCAGCTTCTGTTTCAAATAGGAACGGTTTAGCTTTATCTAGTATTAGTAATATTAAAGGGCTAGCTGTTAGTAGTATACTTAACATTAATGGCCTGGCTTAATGTTTGACAACTTGCAGGGAACCTTTTAGCATAAAAAACATAAACCTATGGAAGACTACATTAAAAAAGTTAAACGATATACTGAAGTAATGCCGCCTAATAACCCCTGGTATTTTAACGAAACACGTAGAAAATCATTAGCTTGCGAAACAGGGTACGCTGAAGCGGTAGGCGTTTATAGCGATATAAACGGAAGCGTAGCTAAAGTAACTTTCCAGCCAGGAACCAGAACACCTAAAGAATCGCACGAACAGGTAGAAACTTACCACGTTTTAACCGGAAGCCTAACTATTTACACCTGGGAACAACGAAGTAAAAAAGTAGTTACCCTGGAACAACACGGCGTATATGAGTTAAAACCCTGGATAAGGCACGTAATTACGGCAGATAGTAAAACTGTAACTATAGTAGTAACTATGCCTTTTTCCCCAAATTTACCTTTAGCAAATGGCGAAGAAAACACTAAACACGCAACCGGTAGTATTCGAATGGAATGAGTACGGTAGAGCTGTATTGCAAGGCTTAGAAATGTTACAGGACGAAGTAGAGAGAATGCGCGGACAAATAGAAGAAATCCAAAAAATGACAGCAACGGTACAAACCCTGGTATCTGAACTTTCGCAGTTAAAAAGTGCGCTAGAAAGCTATAATAAAAGCCTATCTGACTTAAAAAAAGAGTTTGGTAACTGCCAATTATCTAGCGTTAAACACGGCGGCGAAAACAGTACCGCGCTGGCGACCCTGGAAGAAAAACTAAAGAACGCTATGAGTAACAGGGCCCTTTTTTATTCTATAGCTGCCGGCGTCGTAGCTATTCTAGTGAGTGTTTTAGTTAAAATAATCTTTAAATTTTAGCATATGGAAGCGATAAACTGGGCGCTGTTTTTTGGAATGTTACCCTTTTGCGCTTATGGTTTCCTGATACACCTGGTAACTAAAATAGTACTGGCTAAGAAAGTTAAAGGGTTTACCCTGGTAGAGTTTATAAAGCGCCAGGCCCTGGGCTGGGTTTTAGCCTGGTTATTAATTACCCTGGCCGCGTACATAAGCGTACGCGGTTATAATATTTTCACTAAGCCAGCCCCGCCTGATATACTGGGCCTGTTTATTGGCCTGGGCTGCGGTAGCCTGGGAAAAAATATAAGTAAGAGTATTAACCTTTTTAATCCATTGAAAAAATGAACTGGATACTAGACAACGGCCACGGCGGCCTAGTTAATGGGGTATACGTAACACCTGGTAAGCGTTCGCCTGTATGGCCTGATTTACCGCAGTTATTTGAAGGCGTTTTTAACAGGCAGGTAGTTTACCTTTTGGGCCTGGAACTTAAAACCATGGGCGTTAAATATACCATACTGGTACCGGAACAGGAAGACATAAGTATAACCGAAAGGATTATACGCGTTAACCGGCTAGCCAAAGCGGAACCCTGTATATTGTTAAGCTTCCACGGTAACGCCGGCGGCGGTACTGGCTGGGAAATTTGGACTTCGAAGGGCGAAACGGCCAGCGATAAACTAGTACCTTTTTTCTTTACGGAATTCAGCCTAGCGTTTCCAGGTGAAAAAATGCGTACCGATTTTTTCGACGGCGACGCGGATAAAGAAAGCGACGCCTTTTCTATACTGCCGAAAACGAAATGCCCGGCCCTGCTGTTGGAGAATTTTTTTATGGATAACCCGAAGGACTGCCGGCTAATGTTAAGCGCCAGCGGAAAACAACAAATGGTTAAAGCATATGCAAATACAATTAAAAGAGTCGAAGACCTTTACGGAAAAGCTGGGCGTATACGTTAACGCCTTCCTTCTGTTATTGGTTATAGGTATGGGCGTATATATTTACGTTCAATCCAAACAGGTAAAAACAGCCGCGGTAGACTACCAGGTACAGGCCGATAGTCTTAACGCTAATACTAAAGCAATGGCAGACAGCGCCGCGCACTACAAGCGCCAGGCTGACGAAATGGGTAAGGTAGCCCTGGAACTGAAGTACCAGTTAACCCTTCAGGATATTGAGATATATAACGAAAGGAAAAAATATGAAAAGGCTAGTAACCGTATTAAGCTTCTTAGCGCTGATAGTACCTATGCTGTTTTCTCAGAATTCACGCGTAGTAATAGGTAAGGATACCCTTTATACCATACCGGTAGAAAACCTGCGCCGGGCTAATGAACTGCTAGCGGAACGCGGTTTTTTAAGCGCTGAAAACTGGCGCCNTGGCGCCTGACGCAAAAAAACGCGACCCTGTATAAACTAAGCCAGCAGTACCAGGGCCAGGCGGCGGCCCAGGATAGCGCGGCGAAGTACTGGCAGACAGCCTACAGTAAACAGGCCCTGGCCGTAACTGTTGCTAATCGACAGGCTGAAGCATTGCAAAAACAATTAAGGCGTCGTACTATTGTAACCTATTCAGCCGGCGGTTTGCTGGTTATTTGTTTAATAAAATTTATAGTACAATGAAAAAACTAATTTTTGCCCTTTTAACCCTGGCCCTGTTTGTGGCCGTACCGGTTATGGCCCAGGTAGACAGTACAGCGACAACTGTAGACCCCGGCGGCGGCTGGCAGGGTACCGCTGCTATGGTAGTTAGTGGCCTTCTGCTGGTAGCTTCCATAGTTTTTGGAGTGAAATATAACAACGCGAAGAAGGCGCTGGAAAGCGGCGCGGGCCAAATAGGCGGCGCTATTGGAAACCTTCAGGCGTTGTTTTTCGAAATTAAAATCTTAATTGATATGGTACCGGCGACCCTGGAAGACAATAAAGTGACAGAAGCCGAACTTAAAACCATAACAATCCAGTTAAAGCTAATTTCAGTTAAGGCGAAGGCTGTACTTACAGTTTTCCAAAAAAGCGGCCTAGCCTAGCTTCGTTTCGTTAATCGTTTCAGTTTTCCGGGGCACCCTAAACAGGTGCCCCTTTTTTTTGCCCATTTTCAGGCGATTTTAGACAGCCTGGCGCTGGAAGGTGAAAATACCCGGCCCGAACTTTTGCGAATGTTTTACGAAATGTTCGCTAGAATTAAAAATAATCTGCCAGTAATTCAGATAGTTACGTAGATATTTGCGAACATACGCAAAAATAACCGCGCAAATGTTTGCGAAATAGCGCAAAAGCCCGATATTTGTACCTGTTCATTGACGTATTGATAGGGAAATCCGAGTGTTAGAAAGGCTAAAGGCAATGGTAGCCAGTACATTACAAGGTTATAGACAACCACGCTAGAACAGAAATAGCGAGTACTGGCCGGGTAGTAAATCACGAACTGAAAAAATGCTAACTGGAAGCGTAAAATAAATAACACGGTTGAAATAGGAAGCCTGAACGGTTGAAATACTGAAGGCGTAGCGTTCGATTCGCTACCAGGCTGCTAAACTTAAAAACTTCACACAATGGAAAACTGTTTTTATTATAATGATACCAGGCGTAAAGAAAGACGCCAGGTAAGCTACACTACTGTAGACAAAGATTTTATTATTCGGGTAAAGTCTGCCGACCGTAACGGTATGGTAAGTACTGAAAACTTCGTAGACCTGGTAGGTAACTGGCCGCTGGCCTGTAGCCTGATAGAACGCGTTTATAATAAGGGCCTGGATGAATGCAGCGTAAAGCTGCGCCGCGGTATAGAATTTATTTTTGTTTCACGCTAATATATAAGAAAATGACAACTGAAGAACTTTACGACTTCGAAGATACCCGCGTAGGTATGTTAGTAGCTAGTTTGTTATCCGACGTACAGGAAACAATAGGCTGGAAAATGGCCGACGAAAAGGCCCAGGCAGACCTGAACGAACAGAACCGGCAGCGCCTGAACTTCGCGAAGTGGCTAACCTTCCAGTATGAAAATCTTAATACCTGGATAAGCAGCCATAAAGCAGAAGCAGAATTTAGTGCACTATTCCAATAGTATAAACCGGCCGGGCGCCTGGAACCCTGGGCGCCGGCCATAACTTTTAAAAAAATGAAACAGTTAGAATTTTATCTAGGCGGAGAATTCTTTAGGCGCCTGGCAGCCCGCAGTACCTGGCTGGAAACCCTGAACAAGGCCGACGGTTCACATTTGAACATTTACAAAACCTGCGTAAGTAAGGCCCAGCGTTCGAAGTTGAAAAACCCGGCCCTGGCCCTTTGGTTTATGGCCCAGGTACGGAAGGCTATAAAAGACCAGGTAGAAGCCTGGCAGCCCTTCGACGAACACGGTACACATAGCCATATATTCGAATACGTAGACTTCCTGGTAGAAGTTAACTACGAAATAACCGAAGGCTGGGGCCCTATGGAAGACGAAACCAGGGTAACATTTTACACCTGGGGCCAGTACGATAACGACGGCCAGGCTATGGATTTATTTACTACAGCCCAGCTGGGCGAATTCGAAAAGCAAATAGAAAACCTTATAAATGATTTATATGAATAACCGACTGGAACTATTTAAGCAGGTACTTAGCGAAATGTACCCAGGTAGATACGCGGTTACCGACTGCGCACACTACATAAAGGTAAAGACAGCGGCCCAGCCCGAAGGTATTTACAAAGGATCGGACATTATTTTTAGACCGGTTGAAATAGTAACCCTGGCCGAAGCTTTAAAGCTGGCCGCCTTAATAGCAGTAGAAAATTCAGACCCTTATTTTTTAATTAGTTAATTTTTATTTATAACGACTATGGAATACGAACAGATTTTACAGGAACGCGTAGCTAAGCGTATCGCTAAAGGCGTAGAAGTAGCTAAAATTAGTTTTGAAACTTTGGATAACGACCTGAACCTGCTACAGGACTACGTAGCGCCCTTCAGAATGTTAGCCTTCCTGGTAGCAGGCGAACAGATTAAGGCTAACCTGGTAAACCAAAACTGGGCCGAAGATAAGGCCCTGAACAGCCACGCGCTGGGCCAGCTGGCCGAACGAAACAAAGTACCGGCCCGGTACCTTAAAGACCTGGCAGAAGGCGAAGCCTGGAAGAAGGAACTGGCGGTACAGATACTGAACAAACATACCTTTAACAGCGGCCGGGAAAAGGTATTACTTCGCACCGTAGGCGGCCAGCTACGCGGCGTATTAAGCGACCGGTACCGGCGCCTGGATAGCCGGCAGATAGTCGGTAACTTCCTGACCGCGGCCAGCAGCCAGCAGGCAGTACTGGTAGACGCACACACTAGCGAAACCCGGTTTTTCGTAGAAGTGATACGGCCCGACCTTATTAAGATTGAAACGCCGAATAACGGAACCGTTTATATGGTACTGGGCGCCCAGCTGAAAAATAGCGACTTCGGGGCCGGGAAACTGGAAGTAAATTTATTCGGAATGCAGGCGGTTTGTTTAAACGGTATGGTAATAGATAGCAGCCTGAAGCAGGTACACTTGGGCCGGCAGTTACCGGAAGACCTGAAGTTAAGCCAGCGTACCTACGACCTAGATACCGATACCCAGGCCAGCCTGGTTACCGACGTAATGGAAGGGTTTTTTAAGCCCGAATACGTACAGGAATTTAAGGCCAAAGTAGAAAAGGCCAGCGCTACCGAAATAGACGCCGTAGCCGAAATAAAGGCGCTGCCGGCCCTTGGCCTGCTGAAGGCTGAAGTAGACCAGGTAGAAAAGGTATTTATGAATAACCGGCCCGACGACGGCGTAGTAGGGGCTTCTTCGTTATGGAAGATGGCCCAGGCTGTAGGGGCTGTAGCCCGCGACCTGGAACCGGAACGCGGCCGCGAACTGATGGCAATAAGCGGAAACATTTTAACCCGATAATTTAACCAGGGGCGCCTTCACCGGTGCCCCTAATTTTTAACCTTATATATTTAAAAGATGAAAATAGTAATTGAAGTAGAAGATTTTTACCTGGAAAATGACGAAGACCTAGAAGCAGGTTTAAAAACGTTTATTATAGGTAGAACTATTCAGGCTATAAACGAAAGTATTAAGGCCAGGGTAGAAAAGCAGATAGTAATGGAAGTTAAGGAACAGGTAGAAAAAACCCTTTACCGGGTTATATCTTCTGCTATTGAAGAAGGCGTAAAAACTGCTAAAATAAAGGCCCGAAATAATAGCGAAATGTTAACCGTAGAAAACTACATAAAACAGGAACTGGAATACCAGGGCGGCTGGAATGGAATACCTGAACAGATTAAGAAAATAGCCCAGGGCCACGCCGCAGAATTTAAAGCCCGGTACGATATGACATTTGCCGCGCACGTAGTACAGAAACTGGCAGAAAACGGCCTGTTAAAAGACGACGCCGTAAAAATGCTAATCGCGGGTAAAGAATAAGAACCAGGGGCGCCTTCACCGGCGCCCCGGTTTTTATCTGTTATTTAACAAAGGTTTGCTACATATTGCAAAAGTTTGTAATTTGCGGCAACATTTTAAAAAAAAGTATTTATGAAAACGCTACGTATCGAAAGCGCGCTAAGCCGCTACAATGAACAGGCCCCAAAGGAAGCCAGGCTAACTAAGGGCGAATTCGCAGACCAGGTAATACCTGATAACGTTAACCCGAACCGTAAACAGCAGCTGGCCCGAAAACGCCAGCTGTTAAGCCGCTGGATAAACGGTAAACAGCTTACCAGTATTACGCCTGAAATAATCGTTAAAATTTGCACCGTAACGAAGTGCGACCCGAATTTTTTATTCGACTGGAACTAATTTTAATTTAAATGAAAACTGAAACGATGGAAGCGAAAAAATTAACTTACGGCGAAGACCTGACTATAGAGCAGATCAAAGCCCAGTACTTCGACGAAGACGCTATTTTATTGAAACCGCGAACGGTATACCGGATGGATAACCGCGGCCGCCGGTTTTACTTTGTCTTCGACGAAAACAATAAACCGAAGTTTGCTATAAGCGTTACCAGCTTCATAGCAGCCAGCCTACCTACCAGCCCTTACCTTATTGACTGGATAGCGCAACACGGCCGGGAACGTGCTAATGAACTGCGCGACGAAGCAGCGGCGTATGGCACCCTTTTACATAGGGAAATTGGTACTTTCCTTATCAATAAACGCTATGACTTAGACCAGGTAGTTAATGTAGTGGCCGCGTACGTCGAAGCCGAAAAACTGGCTTTTAAATGCCTTAAATGGACTGAAAAGTTAAAGCGCGACCTGGCAGCCTTCGCGCAGTTTTGTGTAGACGTCGATTTTAAGCCCATAGCTATAGAAATGATGTTACTAGACGAAAAGCTAGGGCTGGGCGGCGCTATTGATATAGTGGGCGAAATGAACATAGAAGAAAGCGGGTTTTACGGCGAAGTTTATAAAACCGGGGCGAACGCCGGGAAACCGAAGGAAACGAAAATGACGCGCCGGGTACGCGCCATAGTTGACATTAAAAGCGGCCGTAACGGTTTTTATGAAAGCCACGAAGTACAGCTGAAGGCATACCGTACCATATGGAATAACTATTTTACGGAATACCCGGTACAGAAGTGTTTTAACTGGGCGCCTTCTGACTGGCGTACGAACCCTGGTTACAAACTGAAAGACCAAACCGATACCGCTAAAAGCTTCAAGTTTGACCATTTACTAGCTATAGCACAAATAGAAGCGGCAGAACGCGACGTAGAAACGACCCTGGTAAGCGGCGTAATGGAATTAAACAAACCGCTGGAAGCGAACGTAAAGACCCTGGGCGTAGACCAGGTAGTACTTATGGCTGTTGAACGGTTCCAAAAGGAAAACGAACCGGCACCGGCGCCAGGCCAGGCCGACTTCGACGCTATGCTAGATATGGAAGACGACCCCGAAGATTTACCTATTTAACCCTAAAATATGAACGGCAGAATAATAAGACCGCAGGAACCTACCAGCCTGCGGTTACCGCGTATAGGTAAGATTAAGATAGGCGAAAAGACGGCCAACGGTTACCCGCGAAGCTTAGACTACTTTATAGCTACCGGCGACTACGCCAGCTACTTCGACGCTGTTTATGTGAAGCAGAACCGTATAACGGTAGTCTTCATAAGCGACGACCAAAACCAAAGCTGTAGGGAAAGGATGGTATACTATAACGACCAGGGTAAAGTTTGCGCCAGGGGCGACGGTGAAACCTTCGAAGTATGGAACGAAAAGGAAAGTAAATACCTAACTATTACCCTGGCAGAACGGCCGGCGCTGTTAGAAGAAATAGCGAAAAAATGGCCGACAAAGTACGGCTGGCTTCACGAATTAACCCTAAACTTCCTACTTCCTAAAGTACGTAGCGTTATGGGTTTTTGGCAGTTTACAACCCGCGGCAAAGAAAGCAGTATACCGCAGATAATAGGGGCCTTCGATACGGTTTTACAGGTACGTAAAACTTTAGCCTTCCAGCCCTTCGACCTGGTAGTAAACTTCGCTAAAAGCCAACACCCCGGCGAAGCTTCCAGGTTTCCGGTAGTTACCCTGGTACCGAATGCAGACCCTACCAATATGGCTATAGTAGATACGTTTAACCAGCCGCATGGTTTAAAACAGCTAGGCCAATGAAGTACACTATTCTAATAGACCAAAGGGCTGCTATAGAGAACGGCTGGGATATTGACTTTACCGACCTGGCTATATTGGACTACGTAAAGGAATTTATAGCCAGCGGCGGCTGCCAGCCGGTAGAAACGCCGGCTGGTATTTTTTACTGGGTAAGCCATACCCTGATAATGAAGGGGCTTCCTTTACTTAGAATAACGACGCGGCAGGGTATTATAAAGCGTATGGAAAACCTGCTAGCCGCCGGCCTGCTGGAAAAAAGCCAGGACTGCCAAAAAATGACGAAGACCCTGTACCGGATAGGGCCCAGTTATACAAAGTTGTTTTTTAACGACGTTGAACCTGTAAACCAAAGTTTACAGGGCTGTAAACCACAGTTTACAGGTAGTGTAAACGAAAGTTTACAGTATAAGAATAATAATAAAGTATACCATAATTTATTATTTGAAGAAGCAGGGCCCGCGGCCCAGCCGGCGAAGCTTCATACTTTTATAAGTAGCCCTATAGGTACGTATGAAGCCTGGGAAACAATGTTTAACCAGGAAGCCGAAGCCGGTATAGACCTGGTTTATTATTTTAACCAGGTAAGCGACTGGGCCCGCGGGAAAACTGGAACGGCGCCGAAAAAAAAGGCAGACTGGGCGCTAACTGTACGTAACTGGCTGCGCCGCGACCGGCAGGCTGGTAAGCTTGTAATGACTACTAACGAAAAAATAAGCTGGTAATGGAACTAACTTTATACACCCCGCCGCAAATAGTGCTATACCGGCGCCAGGTATTAAGCCTGGTAGAAGGTTTGCCCACTATAGACCGTATGGTATGCGAAACTAGCCTGGAACAACCTATAGAGCAGTTAACGGTACCGCAGAATACGGAATTTAGCAGAAAGTACTTCGGCGCCCTTCATATGGTAATTGGCCTGGGCCGGCCGGTTACCCAGGTGGAAGCAGAAATGCTATTTAAGCACACCCTGAAATTTTACCCTACCTTAAGCTGGCCTGAATTAAAGCTAGCCTTCGAACTTTTGTACCAGGGCGAATTAGATCAATTTTTACCGAAAAATGGAAGGGGCGAACCGGAACGAAACCACTACCGGGAACTTTCCATAGAATTTTTCGACCGGGTAATAGTGGCCTATAAGAAGCGGAAAAACGCCGCCTGGTATAAAGCCGAACAGAAGAAGAAAGTAGAAGAAAAGGAACTAACCGGGCCGCAGGTACTTTTTATAAGGGCCCAGTTTTTAAAGCTTATTATAGAAGCTTTCGAACAGTACCGCGAACAGGACGTAAAGCCCTGGTTTACTGCCAGCGGCCGCGTAGTCGAAATACTGGGCGAAAACGGTTATATAGCCGAAGAAGACCTGGCGCCAGGCGAACAGGCTATAGCTGAAGCGAAGCGCGAATTATGGGCCGATAAGGACTTAAGACGCGAACATAAAGTAAAAGTACTGGAAGACCTTATAGAAGGTAGTAATTTAGATTTACTGAACGCCAGGGCTATTTCTAAACAGAACCAGCTGCTAATAATGGCAGTTTTTGACAGGCTAATAGCCGAAGACAAACCTTTAATTTTATACCTTAAAACCAATGAAAGCGATACCATTTAAAGCGCAGAATGTTATTCTAGGCAAAGACCAGGAAGGCGTTATACCATTACCGGCCCATTTAAACGGTGGGCCCCTGGGCGAAGTGACCAGCTGCTGGGAACTAAGCGAAGCGGATTTACTTTTAATTCAAAACACTAAGCGGATTTATTTAACCCAGGTATGTTACGGCGCCCCGCCGCCGCCGGTTGCCCTGGTAGTAGAAAACCCTTTTATTTACCCTAAAGGCTTCAAAGATGGAAGAAAGCAAGTTTAAAGCAGAAAAAAACAAGGCGGCGGCCGTTATAAATAGCTGCCGTACGAACGAACAGGCCATAGCGGCCATTACCTACCTGGAACTGGCCGTAAGATTATGGAACTTCAGGAAGTGCGATAAAATGGAAACGGCCAAAGCGGAAAACGTTTTACTGAAACGTCTACAGCTTCGCCAGTACCAAATAACAGCAGCCGAATGTTTATAATCGGAATAGACCCAGGCGCCAGCGGCGGCGTTTCAATATGGAACGGAACCAATGCGACAGCGGCACCGCTGGAAGAAAACCCGGTATGGTTATTTGACCTGCTGAACGAAGTAAAAGAAAAAGCCGCCGGCGAACAGATAACCGTATTAATAGAACGCGTAGGCTTGCATATGGCTGAAATGAAAAGCGACGAAAAAATAAAACCCGGCGACCCTGAAAATAAGGGAAACCTGGGTATTATTTACAGGCTTCAAACAATGATAGCCAGCCACGTACAGGCCGTAACTATTGCCAGGATATGTAAGCTGCCGGTTTGCCCGGTAGCGCCCCGCAGCTGGCAAACCTTTCTAGGGCTGGGAAATAAGATACCAGGCGAAACAGTTACCGACCGTAAAGGCCGGTACCGGGCCTACGCGAAGGGGATTTACCCAGGTATAAACGTTACCCTGAAGACCCAGGACGCGGTTTGCCTGATGGAATTCGGCCGGCGAAAAATGCAAATAGAACCGGCCTGGTTTAACGGTAAACTGATACTACCGGATAAGCCCGAACTGAAACTATTTTAACCTGAAATAAATATGAATTCGGAAACTATTTTACTGGTAGTTAGTAACTACTTCGGCCAGGAAGCCGAAGAAGTAAGCGGCCGTAACAGGCATAAGGAAGTAAGGCACCCGCGGCAGATAGGCGTAACCATAAGCCGGCTATTTGCTACAGAAAGCGACGCTATGGTAGGCGCTACCTATGGAATAAAGCGCTGCGCTGTAGTGCAAACATTTACCAAAGTGATAGGCGAAATACGGATATATAAAGAAACCAGGCAGGACGTAGTAAACATTTGTAACCTTTGCGGCCTTCCTGGCGACTTTATAATAGGTTTTTCAGATTATTTTTGGGAACACCGGGCCACGGTAAGGAACCAGCCTAAGTATATGCTGGCCCTTATCAAATGTTACCAGGCCGAATACCGGCAAACCAGGCTATTCAACCATAGCGATAAAAAACAAATTTTTGTAGAATAACGCAAATTTTATACTTTTAACGAACTTTAATTTTAAAAACTGAAACGTAATGATTAAGCAGGTACACATTCGAAATTTTAAAAACGTAAAGCAGGTAGACCTAGACCTGGTAGCCGGGGTATACTTAATAACCGGTGAAAACAACGTAGGGAAAAGCCATTTAATCGAAGCTATTATAATGGGCTTTACCGGCGAAAGAGCCGGCGAAATTTTAAGCCAGGGCGCTACCGACGGCGAAGTAGTAACGAAGTACGAAATTAACGGTAAAGACTACGAATTTAACCTGAAGTACAGCGAAAAAAACCCGCGCGGAACCCTGAAAATAACCGACCTGGAAACCGGTATGTTTTCCGATAAACTAGGCTTCCTTCATAGCCTATGCCAGCATACCGACTTCGACGCTAACGAATTTTTAAGATGGAGTGAAACGGCTGACGGTAGGCGTAAGCAGGTAGAAACCGTAAAGCTTCTGCTGGCGCCCGAAGTAAGGCAGAAGGCCGCGGAACTGGCCCAGGAAATTACCAATATTCAGCAGTTAAGAACTTCGTTAAACGTGCAGCTGGCTAACAACCAGGTTAACTACCAGGAAGCTTTAACCGCTACCGACGGCCTGTACATAGAAGCCCTGGCCGCAAAAGGTGAAATTAACCCGGTAGAACAAACCCAGGCCCTACAGGCGCTTCTGAAGAAGGAAGCGGCGAAGGAAGCGGCCGAAACCCTGCTGGCGAACCTGAAAAGCGAAGCCGCCGGCTGGGATGGAATGACGGCAGAATTAACCAAAGTTTACGACGCCGATATAAAGGCAGCCGACGACGCGGTACTGGAACTGGAACGCCAGTTACTGGAAGCTAAAAGTAAGCAGCGCGCTAAAACCCAGGCGAAGAAAGACGGCCTGGATAACCGGATAACCGCGAAGGCAGAACTTCAAAAACGTAATGAAAATGGCGCCGCGGTAGTTAAAACCTACGACGGCCTGGCTGACCAGGTAGAAGTGATTAAAAACGCGCTAGAAACGTCTACTAAACATAACCAGGACTTCAGCAAGGTTATTACGTTAAAGCAGCGTACCGAACAGCTTAACGTCACTACGGCAGCTTACCAGGTTAAGACGAAGGAACTGGAAGAAAAAACCGCAGCCAGGAAGGCGTTAATTACTTCGGCAGATATGCCGGTAAATGGCCTTACCTTCGACGAAGACGGCCTTTATTTGAACGGCCTGCCTTTTAACTTCGCCACGGTTTCGACTTCGGATATGACCCAGGTAGCTTGCGCGCTTCAGATAGCCAGCAATAAGAAAACCGGCGTATTTAAGATACTGAACGGCCAGGACTTAGGAACCGAAAAAATGGCCGGTATTATAGCCTTCGCTAAAGAAAACAAGTTACAGGGCTTTATCGAAGAAGTACGCCGGGGTAAAGAAATGTTAACCGTAGAACTCATAGAAAATGCCTGAAGCTAAACTATTAGAGTTTTTTCCTGAAACACCAAAGCGCGGCAGGTTTACCTTTAAAAGGCAAAGCCGGCCGCGCGGCCTGGTAGTAGAAACCATAAGTACGCTATCTGTTATAAGGGGCGAAGCCCAGGTAGTAAAAATAAGCCAGCAAGGGCGCTACGCCAGGCAGGTAAACGTACAGGTAGACGACGGCCCGGTATTTACCGTAGATGGTAACGATTTTATGCTAGCGATTAAAAACGCGCTAGGCCATATAGGCGTATGAAACAGGTAAACGCCTACGGTAAGGTAGATAACCTGGGCCAGCTGACCTTTGCCGGCTGGCGCCAGGTTTGCGCCGAACTAAAAGAAATGGCTGGCCGGCCGGTAACCATTACCATAACCGGGCTAAGCCAGGAACCCTGCCAGCGATTTATAGGTTATTACGTCGGCGTAGTATTGCCGCGTATATACAGGGCCTTCTATGAACTGGGGCACCGTTACAGCGCCCGCGACATACAGCAGCGCCTTCTTAAAATTTGCCCTTTGACTGAACACCTGACGCCTGAACAGCTGGGTGAAATAGACCGGGAAACCTGGATATTTTACCTGGAAGATTTACGCGTTTACGCCGGTGAAAATTTACACCTGATTTTAGAGCATTCGCAAATAATAAATAACCTTTGAAAATGAAAAAAATAGTAGTTTTTGACATTGAAACAACTGGCCTAAATACCGGGCTAGATAAATTAGTAGAATTTTCAGCAGTACGGCTGGTTATGGAAGAAGGCCAGTACGTAATAGATAGGACGCTAACCCGCCTGGTAAACCCTGGTAGGGCCATACCGGCGACAGCGACAGCGATACACGGTATAACTGACTTCGACGTAAAAGACTGTTTACCTTTTGCAGACCAGGCCCAGGATATTTACGCGTTTATGAACGGCTGCGACCTGGCAGGCCATAACATTAAAGGTTTTGATATACCTTTTATACTGGAAGAATTTAGCCGGGTAGGGCTAGTTTTCCCGGCCTGGCCCTGCAAGGTTTACGATACCTGCGACATATTCAGGCAGGTATTGCCCCATACCCTGGCCGGCGCAGCTTCCTACTTCCTGAACGAAGACTATACCGAAGGGCACCGCGCGGAAAATGACGCCAGGATAACGGCCCGCGTATTAATTCAGCAGCTGGAAACGGTAACCGACGTAGAAACCATAGTAGAAAAGGCCAGCGCCGATATGGTAGACTGGGCCGGGAAACTTCTTAAGCGCGAAGACGGCGTAATAGTGTTTAACATTGGCAAAGTAAAAGGCCAGCCGGTAACTTCAGATAAGGGTTTCGCTAACTGGATGTTAAACAATGATTTTAGCAGCGATACGAAGGCCCATATACGTAAGATACTGGGCTTATAACTGACTTTTTTAATTTTAATTTATAACCTTAATTTATCAAAAAATGAGTAGAGAAACTTTTAACCTTACCAGCCTGACTTATAACAGGGGCGAAAGCGACGTACAGGTATCCTGGCAGAACGTTGTAAGCGGAACCGACGGCGCAGTAACTTACCCTAACGGTTCCTTTGGTGGGCCTTTTGTACCGCCTGACGCGCTAATTAACGCGCTGGATGCCTTTAAAGCCCACGTAGTAGAGATACTGGGCGTTAACCGCGACCTTAAGAGTATGAACGAACAGAATACCGTACCGAAGGAAATTCATACCTTCATTATGAGTAACAACCAGGCCGTAATGAACGACTTAACGGTAAAGAAAATAAGCCTGAAGTGGAACGAAGGAACGCCGCAGGTTTTAACCGTTACCTGTTACTGGAAGGGGCCCGGCGGTATTGGAACCAGTATAAACCTATCTGTACGCGTAGACCGCGACGGCCTGGGCTACGAAGAAGCCCTTTTACAGCTGGCAGAAGACCTGGAAACGGAAGCTTATAATTTCGTAATAATCCGCGGCGAAAGCCAGCTGGAAGTTTTTAAAAACTAGATGCTAGTAAAAACTGCCGAAGACTACGACAGGCTAAAGGGCCTGGGTTTCGAACCGCTAATAGATAGCCGGTTTAATATGGCTATAAACCTGCGGCGAAAAATTCAGGCCCTTTATTTTGGGCCTGCAAGCCCCGAAAATGACGCTATTTTTTATAGATGGGTATACGACCATAAACCGCACTATTGCGAAGAAACCGGCCAGCCTATACCCTTTTACAGCGCCGTAAACATTAGCCATATAATAAGCCGGGGCGCTAATACCGAACTTCGCTATGACCCGCGAAACGTAAACCTGGTAATTTACCAGGTGCATAATTTATGGGAAACCGGCGAACTGTCACTAAAAAAGGGCCTTAATATATGGCCCTGGAATTGTTTTATAATAGATTTGCTAACCTGTGAATATCAAATAAAAAACTATGAAACCTTTAGTATTTAAGACCGTTTTTTGTACGCCAGTAGACGAAAGACCTGGCGCCTTCGATTTAAGAGTAGAAACCGGCGGCACTATTGACCGCGGCGACCTTTTGGGTAAGGCGTTAACCGCGCAGGCGCCGGCTATAACCGGGCACTACCATGGCCTGCTGAATGAAGAAGCGCAGGCCGCGCTGGAAGCCAGGAAAGATCAAGTACTGGCCGATTTTATAGCCCTTCACGGTTTTAACCCGATGGAAGTTAAGACTGGTAAAAAACAGGGCTAATGAAGGCGCTAAGCGTAAAACAACCATACGCCAGCTGGATAGCCAGCGGCGAAAAGACGGTAGAACTTCGCACCTGGCAGACTAAACACCGGGGCGAATTTTTGCTATGTAGTAGCGCGAAGGCGTTCCCAGGCAGCGAAACGGAACCCCTGGGCGTATGCCTGGGCGTATGCCGCCTGGTAAACGTAAGGAAAGCCACTAAGAAAGACGCCAGGCTAGCCAGGACAACTAAAACAGAAGGGTTATACGCCTGGGAAATCGAATTTTCCCACGCCTGGAAAACCCCATTTAAGGTAAAAGGCCGGCAGGGTTTATATAATGTAGCCTTAAGCCAGGAAAGCCTGAAAGAGTTAAAGCGAAACGGTTTACCGGTAGCTAAAACGTCTTTTTTTGCTAGAATAAAGGCTATTGTATGGCCCGCTAAGCTACCGTAACTACAGTTAACGCTATTGATACTTAAAATGGAAAAAATACTGAAGTTTGAAAAGTGGATTAAGCGGCAAAAATGCCAGGGCCCGGTAGCTGTACTGGGCGCTGGCCCTACAATGGAACGTTATAAGCGTAACTACTTTGCAGAAAAGTACGATTATGTGATAGGCGTAAACTGGAATTACATAGATTACCGGGTAACCTGTACGGTAGCGATACACTACGGTATAGTAGAAAGAGTTTTCCACAAAAACGACTGCCCGCAGCTAATTTATACCCAGTACTGCGCCGAAACAAAGGGCCAGGATTTAAACCCGCAGGCGCCCGGCGTTCATTTTATACCTGACCTGGATTTAATTACCGGAAGCAGTATAGTAGTAACGGCCGCGCACCTGGCTAGCCTTATCGGAACCGAAGTACATTTTTACGGCGTAGACCTGAAGCTAGGCCCGGCAGATAAAATGTACTACCAGGGCTATTACCAGGATAACGGCCGTAAGCCTTCAGCTGAAGGTTTTAACGCCTGGGCCCCGCTGGTAGCGAACCAGCTAGAAGGGCTAAGGCGCCTAGTAAACAAACCTTTTAAATTTTATTGATATGCTAGTAAAAGCGCCCGGCTGGAAGCCGGCCCGCCTGGTAGGTGAAAAAACCATTAAGGGCGAACTGTATTACCTGGTACGCTGGGAAAACTATACCCTGGATGAAAAAATAAAAACGGCGTATTTTAAGGCCGAAATTTGCACCCTTATAACCGAAGCGCCCAAATGGGTTACCCTGTTAAAGAAATGGCTTAAAAAGCGAAAAGCCACAAAAATAAAGCCTACAAATGGGAAGAAGAAGCAAAAGGCTGGCCGGTAATATCCTGGGCCTGGCTATCTGCCTGTTTATGGTAGTTTACTTAAATGACTGTAAACATTACCAGGAACGCCAGGCCCGACAGGATAGCGCCTGCCTGGTACAAATGGAAAGCGACGCTAAACAGTACGAACTTAAAAAACTGAAGGAATGATAAATATGCTGAATACTGACTGTATGGAATTTATGAAGGACAAGCCAAATAAATTTTATGATCTGGCAATAGTTGACCCCCAGTATGGAATAGGTGAAAATGGCCAAAGGAATGCAACAGGTGATAGACCCACAGTAAAATGGAAAAACCCATTAAGCCGTCATTATAAAACGTTCGACGATAGTAAAATACCTGATAAATCCTATTTTAATGAACTATTTAGAGTATCTAAAAACCAAATTATATGGGGTGGGAATTATTTTACGGAATATCTAAAACCTAAAAGCGGTTGGATAGTATGGAATAAAGAAGCAGACATTAAAGAACATTTATCAATGGCTGAACTAGCTTGGTCTTCTTTCGATATTAAGTGTAATATGTTCAATTACTTATGGGCTGGATTTAAGAAAAAGCATCAAATAAACAGAATTCATCCGACGGAAAAGCCTGTTGATTTATACCACTGGATTTTAAACAATTACGCCAAACCCGGCGACAAAATACTAGATACACACGGCGGTAGTGGTTCGATATGTATAGCCTGCCACAATCTAGGTTTTTCTTTAGATTGGTGTGAAATTGATACTGAATACTATCAGGACGCCTTACAGCGGTTTAATACACATAAATCACAGTTAATAATACAATTATGAAGGAACTAATAGAAGCAGTAAAAGAAATGCGACGCCTGCAAAAAGAATACTTCCGAAGCCGCAGCCAGGAAACGCTAAGAAAAAGCAAGGCCCAGGAACAGATAGTAGACCGCCTGTTAATTACCCTGGAACAGCAGAAGACGCCACAGGGCACCCTGGGAATATGAAAAAAGGAAAGTTTTATTTCGTAGAAGATAAGGCCCAGGCGGCGAAAATACGCGTACAGAAGGGCCAAAAATGTACGCGTTTTATGACCAGTACCCGGTTTGAAGTAATGCGAAACACCGAAGCGGTAAGGCTACAAGTAACCGGCCGAAAAACCGGGCCGGCGCCTACTTTGCTACAGATAAATAAGTACCTGGTAAGAAACCTATTACCTAAAATAAAAATAGTAGATAATGAAAAAAATGAAAACCCTGGCCCTGCTGGTAGTACTTCTACTGGCCGCCTGTAACCCTTTGAAATTAACCCAGCAGCCCGGTAAGTACTACCGGGTTTATGGCTTCGGGCCACGGCTGGAAATTGCACCTTTTACCAGCCCGATTAAATGGCGCACCCTGGGCCTTTACGCCGGTGACTATGGTATTTATACAGATACTTCCTATACCGTAACCGGCGAACAGCTGGAACTTCGTACCTGGCCGCTAGAAACACCTATTTACGTAGACTGGGTAACCAGGGAACAGGTTACCTATGGTTTGCCTATACACCCCTTTTATCACAGTACCGGCGGCCTGGAAAGCGATACCGTATACAGCCCGCCTTTTCATATTCAAGTAAAATGCCAGTACCCATACCGTAGGGATATTTTACCCAGCGTATGGCTGCTAAACGAAGAAGCCGGCCAGGATAGTACCAGGGAAATAGACCTTTTCGAAACCGGAGCCCAGGAAATAATCCCTGAATTATGGAACCGGCCCAGGCTATGGTTTGCTGACCATTACGCCGGGCCGAATTATGAAAACAGGCTAGCGCGAATAGTGGAATTGTACGCGGCGCCCCGCGGGCCAGCGCAGGTAGACCTTTTCGTAACGAATACTGAAGCCCGGCGCTATTTAAACGGCCGCCTGGTAATGGTTTCGAAGTTAAACCTGGGATTTACTTACAGGATTCGGGTAACCCTTATAGTTAATGGCCCGAAAGCGGAACCTCTAATATGGAAAATTGACAAACTAAGCATAACGAAAAACTGATGAAAGCACACAAATTTAACAGCGGCGGCGGCTACGATACCGTAGTAGTCTTCTGCGAATTTTGCGGCCTGGTAGCCTACGATAATGGGCTAACTATAGACGAAAACCTGGTACTTCAGGCCGAAGCCAGTAAAGGCTGCGCCTGTAACGAAGGTTACCTGGTACCGGCGACCCTGGAAAGTATTAACCCGCTAGAGAACTTCCAGTATACGCCGAACCCTATACCTGGTACTGATAAGCTGAAGGAATTTTTTAACGCGGGCGAAAAAATATACGCTGGCGACCTGGTACCTGGCGAAAATAAGACGCGGCCCCTACCTGCGACCCCTGGGCCTGGTAAGCCAGGTAAGAAGCCGACGTATAAATACTTCGATACCATAGGCGAAGGCGTAGAAGTGGGCCAGGATATTTTTGCACCTGAAAAGGGCGAAAATGGATATGAAATAGTTTTAAGAAGCTACGCTAGGAATGCAAATTACCTATACGGTTTTTACGTAAACCGATTAAACGCGGAAAGCGCAGTACTAGATTTAAAACGCGAAGATTTATTATAATGAAACGACACAAATTTACAGCCAGCGCAGGCCCTGACAAAAGGTTAACCGTAGTATGTGAATATTGCGGGTTTATTGTCTTCGACAGTATAAGCTACGAAAGTGAAAACAGGGCCAGGGCGACAGAAGCCGCTAAAGGCTGCGCCCTGGGAACCAGCGACCCGCCGCCGCCGCTGGTAATGGTACCGGCCCAGGAACCGGGCCGGGTAATACGGGATAAAATACAGCAGCCCAGGAAGACGCGCGACGGCTATACTGTTTTCGATAGCGACGACGTTTACGAGCCTTTTAGATGCGGTACCTGGAAGCCGCAGAAGCTTAAGGCCGTTAACTTCAAGCGTACCTATGAAGGTTTTTACAAACTGCGCGAAACCTGCCAGGAAGCCTGCGACAATTTAAACCTAAAATAGAAAAAAAATGAAACCGAACGTTAAGAAGTATACCGTACAGCCGATAAGCGTACAGGATGCAGTCAGATACGAAATTTACAGCAACTGGTTAACGCCGTATTTATCCTGGGGCTGGGCCCAGCAGATAGGCGGTAAGTACTTCGCCTGGAAAGCGAAGCATAAACATAAGCGCTACATTAAGACCCTTACCAGGGCTTCGGAAACCCTTAAAAAGGCAGCCAATGGAACTGTATAAAACCCGCGATAACGTACTGGTAAAGGAAGGCGATATAGTATGGAGTATTTTCTTCGAAAAGGGCCAGCCTGTACCAAAGCCAGTAATAGTAAATAAGACTTCTAAGAACTGGGTAATGTTTGATACCCAGGCCGCCTGTGATAAGTATATAACCTTCCTGAAAAAAGCAAACCCGCAATGGTAAAAGCCAGTAAGAAGGCGGCCAGGCTGAAGCCTGAAGCCCCGGCAGAATTAATAGAAGCTAAGCTGAAATTTAAGCGGTTACGGCGAAATTGTACGCGCTGTATTACTAGCGGTAATATAATGAAGGCGAACTACTGGGCTAGGCAGGCTTCGGAATTCGAAGTAATTATAAAACGCTACGAAAGCCTGGATAGTTTTACGGATTCAGAACAGGCAGCTATAGTTTTTACCAGGCGTATAGACGAAGCGACCCGCGTACTACAGCAGTTAAAAGACAGCATAGCCCAGGCTACAGCGCTGGAAGACTACGAAGAAGCCAACAGGTTAAAACGTACCCTGGTTGAAGTAAACCAGTTTTTAGAATACCGTAAGAAAAACATAAGCGACTTTTACGTAGCCATAGGGCTACCTTTACCCGAAGCTTTTATATGAAACTATTTAAAACCGTTATAAGTTTATTTTTCAGGCTGTTAACTGAAACCTGGAAAGTATACCGTAAACAGGAAAGCGACCTAAAACGCCTGGCCGAAGTAATGGCCCCGCGTAAGATTAAAAAGACCAGGGGCCGGTTTTATCCAGCCCCTGGTACTTTTGCATTTATTCGCAAAAGTTAGCGACATATTACATAAATTTGTAATTCTACACAAATGACAATTATAAAAAAACAGTATGGTAGCTAACGACGAAAGGGGCGTAAGCAAACGAACGCCTGGTAATATAACCAGCGACCGCGGTTACGCCTGGCTTCTATTTCTTAAGGGTATATCGGTAACCGAAATAACCAGGCAGATAAACCAGCGGGCCCAGGAAGAAGGCCGTAATTACTCGATAGGTAGAATACAGGTACATAACGACATTCAGAAGGAACTGGCCCGGTATAAACGCGAAAACGAAGCGCTAATAAGTGACCAGTTAAGCTTAGAACTAGGTAAGATAAACCTACTAGAATTCGAATACTGGAACGCCTGGGAACGAAGTAAAAGCCCGAAGCGTAAAACGGAATATACACCTGTAGACCAGGCCGAACTTTTACCGAAACCTGAAAGTACCTGCAAGGCAGAAGCGGCCGCCGCTGTTCCGGTAAGGCTTAGACGTACTAAGACTACCATAGAAGTAGGAAACGGCGACCCGCGGTACCTGGAAGGGGTGCAATGGTGTATAGAAAAGCGCGCTAGGCTGCTGGGCCTAGAAAAGCCCGAAGCAGCGGCCGGGAATATGACCCTTTACCAGTATGTTATGGAACTTTCGCAGAAGGAAGCGAAGGAAGCCCAGGCCCTGGAAGAAAATACCCAAACCTAAACCATAAATGGAAATTAAACTAAAGCCCAGGCAGGCCCAGGAAGCCAGCCAGGAAGAAAACGCCAGGCTAGCAGAAGTAAAGCGCCGGCGCCTGTTGATTGAAGCAAACCGAAAAAATAAAAAGAAAAGATGAACGAAGAAAAAAAAACCAGGCTAATAGAATTGTTAATAAAATCGGTAGAAGCAACCGGCCAGGCTGAAGGCGTTTGGTTTGGCCTGGAAGAAAACAACGAAGAAGCGGAACTGGATAACTTGATAACTGAATATAAAAACTATTCTACGCCGAATTCTAAAGCCTAATAAAAAGAAACGGAAGTAACCTTTAACTGATTTATGAAAAACGAAAAGCAAATAACTGTATTGTCTTCATTCGACGGTATAAGTACCGGCCAGCTAGCCCTTCAGCAGCTAGGGCTAACGAATTACCTTTACTACGCTAGCGAAATACATAAACATTCTATGGATGTTGTTAAAAAGCATTTTCCCGCTACCGTACAACTGGGCGACGTAACGAAACTAGACGCCAGTAAATTAGGGCCTGTAGATTTATTGATAGGTGGCTCACCCTGCCAGGGTTTTAGTATAGCCGGTAATGGTTTAAACTTTGAAGACCCGCGTAGTAAGCTGTTTTTTGAATTCGTAAGGATAAAAGAGCAGGTAAACCCTACTTACTGGATGCTAGAAAATGTAAAAATGCCTAAGAGTATAGAAGCGGTTATAAATAAGACGCTAGGCGTTATACCTGTTGAAATTGATGCTAGCCGGGTATCAGGTCAAAGTAGGAAACGATTGTTTTGGACTAATTTACCGATAAAGCAGCCGGGTAACAAGTTCGTAAGGCTTCAGGACGTACTAGAATCAGGGCTAGCCTTACGCGATAAAAGCCAAACTATCTTAGCGACCCTTTATAAAGAAAACGCTAAGAGTATGATAAAACGGAATAAAACAGGCTTACTGGTAATGGAACCTTCAGGGGTAACGGCTGCCGGTAACGGTGTGCTACATTTTCCCGAAGGAAGCGCCCCGGTTAGCCCGAAATACAAAGCGCAGCAAGGCGAAAAAATAGGCTACCGTAAACTAAGCCCGCTAGAATGCGAACGCCTGCAAAGTTTACCGGATAACTACACCGCTGGCGCTTCTTCGCAGCAGCGCTACATAATGGTAGGTAATGGCTGGAATACTGAAGTAATAAAGCATATATTTAGAAAAATTCCATTTATAAAAAACAACCTATAAAAAGCGACTAATGAAAAGAGAAACTGAACTGGATTTAAGCCTACCTACGAACGTACAACAGTTAAAGGAAGTGGCTATTTACCTGGAAGGGCTGGCCCAGGGCCAGGGTAACCTTATACCGCTGGGAATGGCGCACCTAGATAACCTTTGGCGTATTATTCACATTATGAACCTTACTACCAGGCTAGACCAGCCCGAAGCTTCAGAACGTTTGCACCCCTTCGACGTAATTAGAACGCCTGTAACAGCCGGTACTAAGCCCGGCGCCTGGGTAAAGTTTGACCTGAATAAATACGTAAGATTTAAGCCAGGGCCCAGGGCTGAAGAAGCGATAAACGCGTATTTCGAAGGTAAGCCTGGAATATTTGGTAAAACGGACGCTGAAGGCTGGGTAACTATGCAGCTTCACGTAGTTTTCGCAGTCTTCGGGCCCTTCATAGAAAGCGGTAGTATACTGGCTAACGAATTTTATTTAGACTATAACCAGCTAGGAAAATGAAGCCATATATCTACACCTGCGCAACCTGCGGGCATACCTGGAATTCTGACGACGAAAACGAAAGTTTTTGTCCTTGCTGCGAAGGCATATATATTGAAATTGAAGACTGCCACGCTGACTAATTAAAAGAAAATGACAACTTTAATAGATGCTAGCCTTATGCCTTTTGGAAAACACAAAGGTAAGGCCATGGTAGACGTACCGGCAGCCTGGCTGCTATGGCTGTACGACGAAAACAAAAATAAGAAGCCGTACGCGGCCTACCTGGCCCCTGTTATGGCGTATATAGTAGATAACCTAGAAGTATTAAGAAAGGAATTAAAAAGATGATTTTTAAACCATTGTATTTAAGGGGCTGGACTGAAGAAGGTATTTATTACCGGAAGGGCCAGTACCAGGTTAAGAAACCGGTAGGAAAACAGAAAAACTGGCTTCTGCGGAAGGTAAGCGGTAAGCCTGGTAAGCAGGTAACCGAAATGGAAGAAGATTTTACCAGCCTGCGCGACGCCTGCAAGGCCGGGAACCAGGCGATAAGAAAAGACGACAGGGCGGCTAAGAAGTTAAAAAACAAAAACGCCTGAAATGAAGCGCGCAGCAGTAAGTTTAACGATAGGGTTTATGGCCGGGTTTATCCTGGCCGTAACCCTTTTGTTTTTTATAGACCTGGTACCTGGGGTAACCTGGCTAGCGTTAAAGAAAGTACTGGCCTGGGCTGGCTTGGGCTGCTATGTATTTAGCTGGGCCTTCGCCTACCTGGTATACCGGTTAACCAAAAACTGTATGAATGCCTAAAACTATATTCGAATGCCGCGGGAAAACCATAGAAGTAGCTACCGATACTACCGAAGTAGAAATAAGCATAGCAGACAGCGAAAAGGGCCTAGTTACCAGGCTAACCGACGAACAGGTATACAAGTTAACCCAGGTACTAACCCAGGCGCTGTATGAACGAAATTACTAACCGCGTAAGGCTATGGCGTAGCGACTGGAACCTATACGCTACAGAAGCGCTAGGGGTAACCCTGGATAGCGAACAACAGGCCATACTGAAGGCTATACAGGTTAACCGAAGGGTAAGCGTACGTAGTGGCACTAGCCGGGGTAAAGACTTCCTGGCCGCCGTAGCAGGCCACGCCTTTTTATACCTGAACTGGCCGGCAAAGGTTATAAATACGGCCCCTACTGACAGGCAGGTTAAGCTTATTATGATGCCTGAAATAGACAGGCTTTACAGGAATGCACGTTTTCCAGTAGGCGGTAGAATGTTAGATAACGGTATCCGGTTTAAGGAAAAAAACCATTATTTAATTGGATTTAAGGCTGAAGACAAAAATACCGAAGCCTGGTCTGGGTTTCACAGCCCTAATATTATGGTAGTTATGACAGAAGCCAGCGGTTTAAACCAGGCAACTTTTAACGCCGTAGAAGGTATTTTGCAGGGTAATAGCCGCCTGGTACTGGTATTTAATCCTAACCAGCGCAGCGGTGAAATTTATAAAAGCCAAACCAGCCCGCAGTACGTTAAATTCCATATGAACAGTTTAAAGGCGCCTAACGTAGTGGCTAATAAGATTATTTACCCAGGACAGGTAGACTTTAACTGGGTAGACGAAAGGGTAAAAATGCCGGGCTGGACTACCAGGATAAGCGAAGAAGTTTATAACCCGCTAGAATATGATTTTGTTTGGAACGGTGCCTACTACCGGCCTAATGATATTTTTTTGATAAAGGTAATGGGCGAATTTCCGCGCGAAGAAGCCAGTAAGTTAATACCGCTGCGCTGGGTAGAAATGGCGCAGCAGCGCTGGCTAGCCTTCCATAAGGCGCCGTACCTGTTGACCGGGAAAAAATGCCTGGGCGCCGATATTGCAGGTATGGGCCGCGACCGTACGATAATCTGCGAACGCCAGGGCGAATACGTACCGGACTTAACGGAACTGGCCGCGCTGAACGCCGGCGTACATATGGCGACCGCTGGCTGGCTGAAGGAATGGGTAACCAGGAACCAGGGGCCGGCCTTTATTGATACGATAGGCGAAGGGGCTGGCGTATACTCTAGGCTGTACGAACAGGGCGTAGAATGGGCTGTAAGCGCTAAATTTAGCCAGGGCGACGCGCCCAAAGATCAAACTGGCCAGCTGGAATTTATAAACCTGCGGGCGTATTGCTACTGGGCCCTGCGCGACTGGTTAAACCCGGCCAATGAAACCGGCGCTATGTTACCGCCTGACGACGAACTAGCGGCGCAGATTATAGAACCGAAGTACTTTTTTAACAGTACCGGGAAAATACAAATAGAACCTAAAGACGAAATAAAAAAGCGCCTGGGCTGTAGCCCTGACAAAGCAGATAGCCTGGCCTTAAGTTTTTGGCCGGTATGGCCTTCGCCTTCTGTTGTTAAAAAGACTAAAGCAGAATACGGTTTTTTCTAATTTTGAGCAAATTAAAACTACAGCGTTATGTTAATAGCAGATATTTTAACCCTTCCTGTTGAAAATCAAATTAAGATTTTAACGAAGGCTTACCCTGATACCATTTTAAACGCGGTAAAAGAATACGACGGCGAACATAAGATTTTAAACAGAGCCCCTAAGATAGCAGGGCCCGAAAACAACAGGCGCGAAATACCGCAGGCTAAGCTGGTATTGAAGCTTCAGAAGAAAATCGTTAACAGTAGCGTATTTTTCTTATTCGGCGGCGGTACCAGGCTAGTTATGAAAAACCTGGCGCCCGAACAGTCATTAAACGACGCCTACGACTACCTAGTAGCTGAATGGGATAAGGCGAAGCTAGATACCATAAACAAAAACCTGGCCCGCCGGCTGTTGATCGAAACCAGGGCCGCTACGTTATTCTACCAGGCGCCGATACCGGAAAACGAAAAGCTACCAGGCGGCCCGGCCTACAGAACCAGGGCCCGGCTGTTATGCCTGGAAAATGGCGACTACATTTACCCGCATTTCGACGACCTGGGAGATATGGACGCGTTTACTAGACGGTTTACCAGGGTAGACGTTAATGACGACGGCAGCGAAGTAAAAATAGATACCCTGGAAATATACACCGCTGAACAGAAGGTAACGAATACCCTGGAAGGTACCGACTGGGTAACGAAAACGGAAGTAAACCCATTTAAGAAAATACCGGTAGTTTACTACGAAATACAGGCGCCTGACTGGAACGACGTACAGGGCCTAATAGAAAAACTGGAAGACCGGTTAAGTAAATTTGATGATACTAACGACTACTTTGCCAGCCCGGCTGTAAAAATAAGGGGCGAAATAATTAACGCACCTGAAAAGGAAGAAGTAGGTAAATTGTTTCAACTGAAACAGGGAACCGGCGGCACCTGGGGCGACGTCGAATACCTTACATGGGATCAGACCCCGGAAGCTATCAAGCTGGAAATAGAACTACTGCGCGAATTCGTACATAGTATAAGCGACACGCCGGATTTAAGTTTTGACAAATTGCAGGGCGTAGCCGGGAAACTTAGCGGCGTAGCTATGCGCTTCTTATTTATGAGCGCGACGCAAAAGGCCATAATTAACCGCGATATGTTCGACGACGGTATGACGCGCAGAATAAGTGTTTTAAAAGCAATGTTAGCATTCTTCGACGCTAAGAAAGCCCTGGCGCTGGGCCAGCTGAAGGTAGAAGTAGCCTATAACGAACCGCTACCGATAGACGAAACCGAAGTTATAAGTAACCTGGTAAGCGCCGTACAGGCTGGTATTATGAGTAAGAAAACGGCCGTAATGTTAAACCCGATGGTAGAAGACGCTATAGCCGAACTGGAAGAAATAGAAGAAGAAGCCAGCAAGGGCGAAAGCTTTACTATTTAACCCTACGAAAATGGAACTAATTAACCGAAGAAAACGCTGTTTTGTAAAGTTCGCCCAGGCCATAAGCCAGGGCGACTTCGTTAAGGCCAGGAAGCGAATACAGAAGACCTGGTTAAGTATTTACCATAACGACAAACCGCAGGTAATAGCCAGGCTAACGGATGGGGTAAACTGGAAGAAGGCGGTTTATGTAAGCGAACGTAATACCGGTAAAGCCGCGGTAGATATTCTTTTTTCAGTAGGGAAAAAAACCTATACCTGCCGGCTAATTTGCGAAGTAGACGCCTATAAGCCCGGCCTGGCCGGTTCCTGGGGCGTAAATCCTGACAGTATAAAACCGTATGAAGGCTAAAATACTGGGTAACGCCGACGAACAGGCGGTAGACCGGGCTAGGAACCTGGGGCTACCGGAACCGGAACCGGCCGTAACCGATTTTATATTCAGGGAAAGCGAAGTAAGCGCCGCTAACCTGGATAAGGGCGGTATTTTTATTTACCTGAAAAGCGGGCTATGTTTCCAGCTGGTATATGACCCTAATTTATGGGTAAGACTAGAGAAAATATGCCTAGAAGCCGTATAATAATTCAGCCAGGATATGAATAAGTATACAGAAGTATCGAAAACTGCCGGGAAAACAAAAGGCCGGGCTGTATAATATGCAAAAATGACGCCGTACGAAGAAAAATTACAGAAAGCCCAGGCGGCATACGCTAGCCAGGTGAAAAAGGAACTGAATAAGTACCTGGCGAAAGTAGAAGGTATCGTTTACGGCGCCCAGCTTAAAGGAAGCGCGACCCAAAGTATATGGACTGTTAACCCTGGCTTCGAAAAACAGATAGACGAAAGCCTGCGGGTAATGGGCGACGAAGTGGTAAGTAAGATACAGCAGGGTACGTACGTCGGCTGGAACCTGGCAGACCAGGCAAACGACGCGCTGGTACTGAAGTATACCCGCGGTATGGATATACCGCCGACTATTGCCGCTGCAATGCTAGGCCGAAACGGCGAAGCCCTGGAAACCTTCTTAAAGCGGAAGGTAGACGGTATGAATTTATCAGATAGGGTTTGGGCCCTGACCGCGAAAACAAAAACCCAGCTGGAAATAGCGCTAGCAGAAGGCATAGCCGCCGGCCTTCCAGCCAGGCAGCTAGCCAGCCAAACCAAACAGTACCTAAAATACCCTGATAAACTTTTTCGACGCGTACGAAATAAGGAAACCGGGAAACTGGAACTAAGTAAAGCCGCTAAAGCGTTTCACCCTGGCCGCGGCGTATACCGTAGCAGTTTTCAGAACGCCTTAAGGCTGACCGGTACCGAAATAAATATGGCATACCGGGAAAGCGACTACCAGCGCCGGCAGTCTATACCCTTCGTTACTGGCGTACGGATAAACTTAAGCGCAGCGCACCCGCGGAAGGATATTTGTGATTATATGGCCGGCGAATACCCTAAAGGCTTCAGGTTTCCAGGCTGGCACCCGCGCTGTATCTGTTGGACTGAAAACATACTACTGAAGGAAGACCAGTTTATAGCTTCGCTGAAGGCCGGGTATGTTAAGGAAAATAAGTACATTAAAGACATACCGCGGCAGGCCCAGGTTTACCTAAACGCTAAGCTGGGTAAAATACAGGGTATGGCTAAAAAGCCCTACTGGTTTAATCAGAACTTCGACGCTATGGGCCAGGCTAGTAAGCTAATAAACCCGGTAGCCGTTAGCCTGATTAACTACGGTTCCGCTAGCCTGAATATACCGAAGCCTATACCGATGGCGAAGGGCCAGTACGCTAACCTGGCAGAAGAACTGGCCGCGAAACAGAAGGCGGCCCAGGCCCAGGTACTGGCAGAACAGAAGGCGGCCCAGGCAGCGGCAGACCTGAAGAAGGCCCAGGCAGAATACGCGGCCGGTAAAAAGGCTTCAGAAGACGCGCTAGCTAAATGGATGGCGAACGAAGAAAAGAAGAAAGCCGAATACCAGGCTGAAAAACTGGCCTGGGAACAGCAGGTAAAGAAGGAACTGGCAGCCGAAAAGAAAGCGAAGGCGGCCGCTAAGAAGGCCGAAAAGCTGAAGAAGGCCCAGGAACAGCAGGCGTACATAGATAAAATGGGAACCGTCGGCCTAAACGAAAAGCTGGCAGCCGCTAAGCTGAAGGTAGAACAGGCTACCGGTATGAACTTTGACCATATGGTACAGGCCGGCGGCTGGCCGGTAAGTACGAACTTTGACGAAGCATTTACCCTGTCGGAGTGGTGGAGTTATAAAATGACTGCCGATATGAAAAGCGCGTTTACGTATTACACCGGTTCAGGCTATACGAACCTGAATACCTACCTACGTACAGGCGGCGCCGGTATGAACCGGCTTACGGCTGAACAAATGGGCGACTACGCGAACCTTATACGCGCTGGCCTGGCGACCGGGCCGAAGTACCAGGGCCAGCTGTACCGGGGCTTTAAAACGACGCGCGAAAGTATGGAAGGCCGCTACCTGAAAGCCTGGGGCGAAACTGGCGTACATATAGATAGCGGGTTTATGAGTAGTAGTTTTAAGAAGGAAGTAGCCGACAGCTTCGCCAGGGCGAACAGCAGCCAGCCGGTAAGCGTAAACCTGTATATACGTAACAGCCATAGTAGTACCTGCGTAAAGCCGGTAGGGCTGAAACACGAAGACGAGTTTTTATTTGCTGACGGTACCGAATTCAGGGTAGTATCTATTACGAAGCGAACAGTACGGCCTGATTATTATGATATTGATATTTACGACGTTATACTAGAAGAACTTTAACATTATGAGCCTAGAAGAAAGACAAGCGGAACCCTATTTAATTACGCCAGCCTGCGCCAGCTGCGCCCACTACCAGGGCTTCGGCAGGTGCCTAGCGTACGACAGAATACCCAGCGAAATACTACGTAACCGGGTAGAACATAAAAGCGTTTTAGAAGGGCAAACAGGCCAGTACGTTTACGAATACGGTAAACCCAGGCAATGGTTAACAATAACCGAAAAATAGGCCCCTGGCGCACAAAAAAAGGCGGTTCCTGATGTTACCAGGGCCGCCTTTTCTGTTTGATAACTGTACGACAGCCGCCTATTTATACTTTTTACTTTTGAAACCGACAGGGCGTACCTGTTTTCTGCAAACCTGGGGCCAATAGGGCCCGGCTAAAAGCTAGGGCACTAAAAGCCCAGGGCTGCGGAAGAAGGGCCGAACTGAAAACTAAAAACTTTTTACAATGTTTACCGAACAGATTAAAGCAGCACTAAAAAAAGCAGGTTATAACGAAGACCTGGCGAAGTTTATTACGGTTACGACTGCTGAAGAAGTAGACGGCGCCGTAGCAGCCTTCGCGGCCCTTATGCCGGCGGCGCCCAAAGCGCCTACGACGTTAGCCGAAGTACTGGCAGACCCTACGTTAAAGGCAGCACACGAAGCCGCGCTGAAAAGCGAAACCGACAGGCGAATTAACCTACTTCTGAAGAAGGGGAAAGTTACAACGGAACCAGGCGACCCGGCAGACCCCGCAGACCCTGACCCTGAAACAGCCCGAATTCTTAAGGTAGTAGGCCCTTTGCTGGGCGAAATTAAGGGCCTGATAACCGGCCAGCAGGCGAAGGCCGCGCTGGAAGGTAAGAAGGCAGCAGCCCTGGCAGCCCTGGCGGCCAAAAAACTAAGCCCTAAACTGGTAGACCTTATGAACCTGGAAGGCGAAGCAACGGTAGAAGCAGAAGTAGCCCGCGTAGAAGGCGTTTTTAACGAACAGCTACAGGAATTTAATAACGCCATACTGGCAGCAGGCGGTAAGCCGGGCCAGGGAAAACCAGGCAATGAACAGGTAGCCGATGCCGCTATAATCGAAGTAGCTAAGAGCCGGGGCACCGCGTCAGCGACTGCCAGCGGTTTTAACGTACCGACAGATTTTTAATATTCACTATTCATTTAATAAAAATGGGAATTCAAATTACAAAAACCAATGACAGCCGGTACCCAGTAGTTATACTGGACGTACTGGAATTCGCTGTAGGCGGCGGTACTATTGTATCTGCCGAACTTCCTACAGCCCTGGCTGAAGTTTTGGAAGGCACCCCTGTAAGACTGGAAGCCGGTTTAGTTCACGTAGCTAAAACCGCGCTATTACAGGCACAGGCCGCAGCCGCCGCGACTTCAGTAAGGGTAACCAAAGCGCACCTTTTCAAGGTAGGCGACTTTATCACTAATGGGAAAGTAAGTACCGAGATAACCGGTATTAATACAACCCAGGCCAGTTACGACACCCTGACCCTGACCGCTACGCTGGATTCGAAGGAACCGGTATTAGTCGGCGCAGTACTTTACCAGGGAACCAGCGAAAGCGTAGCCGCAGCCACGCCTTCGGTAGCAGTAGTAGAAGACATAGTAGCAGCCACGCTGACCTTAAGCGATGCTACCGGAAACCTTAACGGTAAAACTGTAACCATTAACGCGAATTCAGGCGACAGTTTGGCCGTTACCTATACGCCGACTACTGGCGTACTTCTTATCAGACTGGCAAATACGACCGCGAATAAAAACACGGCCGCGTTAATTCAGGCCGCTATTCGGGCCCTTACCGTAACCGGAACCGCTAACCTTACCCAGGTTACCTGTACCGCGGGCGGCACCTGGGATGCCGCCGCTGTAGGCGGCGTATTAACAATAGCGTCCGACTACTTTAGCGGTGGGGTGCCTATTGCAGACCTTCAACCCAAATACACCGTTAACGGCGTAATTTGCGGTAATACTCCTACCGGTGCAAACACCGGCGTTAGCGTAGTAGTACGCGGTACTGTTAAGGAAACCCTTTGTCCCTACAGCTTCGGCGTTATCGCGAAGCAGCAGCTGGCAGGCCTTATTCGCTTCGTTTAAATTTTTAACCCCTAAAGAATACACAAAATGGAACGTTCAATTTTAAAGGAAGTGAGTAAAAAGAATATGGAAACCTACCTAAACGCTAGGGCTTTCCCGATTGTACTTTTTCCGCTGTTTTTCCCTATGAAGAAAACAGCGTTTTTGACCTTCGAAACCATTATAGGCGACCAGGATAGCGCTATTGCTGCCGACGTCGTAACGTATGACAGCAGCGCCCCGATAAAAAGCCGGCAGACCGTAGGTAAGCTGGTAGGCGAAATACCGCCTATTCGCGTTAAACGCGTTATGAGAGAACGCGATATAAACGAATATAACATACTGTCGGCTATGGCTAGCCCTGACCAAAAGACTATTTTAGACCTGGTTTTTGGCGACGTAGATTTTGCCTACGAAAGCGTACAGGCCCGGCTGGAATGGATAACCTTACAAGCGCTTTCTACCGGTACTATGAACCTGACGCTAGATAACAATAACGGCGTAGTTACAGAAGTAGCTGTAGACTTCCAGGTACCGGCAGATAACAAAACAGGCGTAGCCATTACCTGGGGCACCGGGGCGACCGCTACACCACTAACAGACATTCGTAAAGTGGTAGCTATGGCTGACGCTAACGGACATATGTTACAGTTTATGTTAATGCGCCAGGCCCAGTTTGAAGCTATGCGTAAGACTACCGAAGTTAAGGGCGAAGTTATCGGAACGGTTAAAACCAAAGCGCCGACCCTGGAAGAAACTAATACCTTCCTACTGGCTGAAGGGCTGCCGACTATCAAGCTTATTAAGCAAAGTATAGGCATAGAAAAGGCCGACGGTACGATAGTTCGCGTTAACCCCTGGGATGAACATAAGGTAACCTTCCTTCCTGAATTAAGATGCGGTGATATGTTATGTGGGCCGCTGGCTTCTGTAACAAACCCGCCGGCTGAAGAAGTGCAGGTAGTAAAAAATAATATCCTGGTAGCGAAATACCGGAAGACTGACCCAGTAAACGAGTTTACCAGGGGCGAAATTAACGCTTTCCCTTCCTGGAAATCCGTAAACCGTACCTACCTGATGAATACGAACAACGTTACTACCTGGGCTTAATACCTGTTTCAAATGAATATCTTAGAAGCTTTACAGGCCGAAGTTGAGTATAAGAAACCAGCGTTACTGCTGAAAATTATAACCGACCTGGGCCTAAATGCGACGGCAGAATACACCGCGGCAGACAAAGGAAGCCTGGAAGTAGCGACGGCGCACGTATTACGCCGGGCCGCTATGTTTCCCGACTTCGCAGAAGGCAGCCTACGGATTAAGTACGACGCCGCCACGCTGAACGCTGAAGCAGATAGGCTATTTAGTAAGAACGGTATTACTGACCAGTATAGCGGGCCAACAGTTAACGGTAGCGCACAATGGTAGCCACTAGGAATATAACCCTATTATTTACCTGGGCCAGTACCAGGAAGGACGACGACGGCTACGCTAAGCCGAACGCCGCCGAAACCCTGGCCCTGGAAGGTAGACTAGATCGCGCAGCGCCCAGCCTAGCAGTAGGCGGCGCTGGCGGCGACAGGGTAAAAGTGGAATACAAATTTTTTACCGATTGTTTTACCGATACCCTGCCTGAAGGGGCCAGGGTAACCGTTAACGGTAAGCAGCTGCGCGTAGTTTTTGTTCAACAGTACCAAATGAACGCCGAAGTATGGCTAGCTTAAAAGATACCGTAACCCTGACGCCGAAATTTACCGACGCTGACCTAGCCGCTACCTATAAGGTACTGGCGAAGGAAGCCGTAAAAAAACAGCTTCAGGTCTTCCAGTATATGGGCGAAACCTTCATAAACGCGGCCAGGCGCAGCGGAACCTATACCGACAGAACCGGTAACCTTCGCAGCAGCATAGGCTACGTAATCCTGATAGATGGCGCCATATGGGCCCAGGCGTTCGACAGCGCGACTAATTCGTACAACCAGCAGTTAACCGCTGAATTAAGCATACAACTGAATAAAGGTATAGTACTTATCTGTATGGCCGGTATGGGCTATGCAGCCGCGGTAGAAAGTAAAGGTTACGACGTTATAACCGGTTCCACGCCTTCGGACGCGGCGGTAAAACAGCTTTTAAAAAAGGTATGCAGTCAATACTAGACATAAAAACGATGGTTTACCGGATGGTAAACGTAAAGGCAGTAAAGGCCCTTATAACCGGCGAAGTTACCCGAAGCAAAGCGAAGGATAACAGCGCCGCTGAAGACGTCGAAATAGTTAGCCTGGCTAACGTAAACGGCGAAGTACAGGAAGCTACTGTTTTTATTAACTGCCATTTTCAGAACCTGGAAGACGGCCAGCCCAACGAAAAACGAATGAAGGCCCTGGCTTCAGTATTGATACCGATAATAGAAGCTAATTACAGTACAACCCTGGTAGACGAACAGGTGTATATGAACAACGACCGGCCGGGCTGGGCCTACTATTCAGTCAGAATTTTAGTAAATGTTTTTAATGACAATAATACGGAGTAAACACAATGGCAATAAATAGAATTTACGGTATTGAAACCATTAAGATAGGCGCCTGCGGTTCCCTGGGAACTATGGGAAGCAGCTTAACGGCGGTAGATAAATTGAAGCGCGACAGCGTAAACCTCGAAAAGGCAGAACCTGAAACCTTCGAACTTCTTATAGAAGAAAGCACTAGCCCCGATTTTGAAGCACTTACCGACAGTAAAGCGCTGGTATTTACCTTCGAAACGTACAACGTGACACCGGAAAATATGGTACTAGCCTTCGGCGGTGTAGCTTCTACTTCGCTAAAGTATGTAGCACCTGTTACCGATGTTATGACGGAGAAATCTGTAGAAATCAAAACTAAGCCTGTAAATGGGTATTATACAAAAATCGAAATACCGCGGGCCAGCGTAAAAGCTGCCCTGGTAGCACCGTTACAACGCGGCGCCGCCGGTACTATTCGGTTTACGATTAAGGCCCTAATACCCGAAGGTGCAGCTGGCATACTTTTGCCGCCTTACACCAAAACCCAGGTAGTTTACCCTTAGACTTTTAATAGTCGTTTTTTCATAGGTTAAGTTTTAGGTTAAAGTTGAAGGGGCCCGGCTAATGTTTTAGTTTGGGCCCTTTTTACTAAAAATAAAAACGGAAAATGGAAGAAGAAGAAGAAAAGATACTAGTAGACCAAACCCCTGAAGCGGTAGCCGCTATAATGGGCGAAACCCTGGAACTAGAAATAGTTTTCGATAGGCCCGGTTTTTTACGCAAAATAGGCGTTTTACCGAAGGCGAAGGTTTATACAGTAAAACCTATTAACCTGGGCACGTTATACCAAATTTGCAGGGTTTTACATAGAATTAACCTAACTAAACTAGACTTCGAACGTAGTAATATGGATACCGCGGTAAAATTCGCGGTACTGAACGGCGAAGACCTGGTAGAAGTGGTAGCCCTGGCTATACACAACCGGCCTGGCCCGGCACCTGAAGCGATAAAGAAACAGATAAGGGAAAACTGTACTTCTGCCAGGCTATTCGATTTAATGGGCCTGGTTATACGTTTAATGGATGTTTCAAATTTTACGAGTACTATCATTCTAACCAACGGAATGAGCCTACTAAAGGCGGCCGAGATAATAGCCCCGCCGACCCCTGGGGATTTATAAGCGGAACTATGAAGACGTTAAACCTAAGTTTTGAAGCTGTTTTATGGCAGTATAGCTGGGTAAACCTGGTTATGTTAATGGCGCCTTTTGCTAACCGCGGGAAAGACGAAGGTACCGGTAAGGAAGGCCAGGGTAAGGATATAGGCCCTGCTGAATTGTTTAATATGATTTAATCTAAAAGTTATGGCAGTTAACGTAAAAGGCCAGCCTTTATACTGGGCTACTGGCGTAGATAATTCAGGGCTTCGCACCGGGGCCGCTGAAAGTAAGGGAATACTGGAAGGGCTGAAAAAAAGCGTAGGGGCTTCACAGGTATTTGCTGGCGTAGGGGTAAGCGCTGGCCTGGCCTTCGGACTGGCTGCTAAAAAAGCCTTCCTGTTTTCCCAGGAATTCGAACATAGTATGAAGGAAGTAAGTACCATATCTAGTATGGTTTCCGACGACTTCGAAGGGATAAGCGACAAAGTAGTAGAATTAAGTAAAACGGTACCGGATACAGCCACAGGATTAAGTAAGGCCCTGTACCAAAT